AGCGAATTGGGATAAAGTATGTAAGATTGGTGCTAAATTCTGGATTGATATGCCTTGGCTTCTTGAAGGTCATGATCTTTATCTAGGCATTCTTGAATTACAGAAGAAGTATAATTTTAAACTTGGTGTTCTATCCGCTATTTTCTCTAAGTCTGGTAAACGAGGAAAACGATATTGGCTTGAATGTAACTGTCCTGAAATAGATCAGGCAAATATTATTATTTGCGATAAGTCTTTTAATAAGGTTGAACATGCGAAACCAAATCGTTTATTAATCGATGACAAACCAGAAAATTGTGCTGATTTTGTTGGGGCTGGGAGTAACGCTATCCTTTTCACGACATATAAGGAAGTATTACATAAACTAGAAGAAAAACTAAAGGCATAAATATAATATGAGTAAATTAATTTTTATTATGTTATTTTTGGTTAGTTTTGCTTTTGCAAAACCATTGGTATTAGAAATTTGTAATCCGAATTTTTGTTATGAACAAATAATTCCAGATGCAAAGAAATGGGAATATAAACACGACTTTACTGGTAAGAAATTTGTCAGAGTCTATTTTTATGATTCCAGGAAACTCTTAGATATTAAAGCAGATGGATTAACTGTCAAGCAAAAGAAAATCTAATACGAAAAAGTAAAAATAAAAATTATATATAAGACAGAGGAAACAAATGTTTATTAATAATACTTACAACTATTCATCATACAGCAAATCGTCACCGCGGTTTGTGGTTGTTAGTATATTGTAAATAATTTTTTACCACATTTAACAATTAAGGACCGCTTACAAAAGTGGTCTGTTTTTTTATATTTGAAGGAGATTTTACCATGTTTACAGACGAAGAATTAGTAACCCTCACATGGGAAGAAATTTTTAAATTTTTAACATTAGTATTTTAATGGAGAATAACAAATGAGAACTATAACTCAAACACACACTGGCATGATTGTCTCGGACACAGACCTCAACTTGGAGTATCTTTACGTAGGCGATTATGGTAAAGAAAATAACATTAAGGCAGATTTCTTAGGCTATACCAAAAGAATCGAAAAGGTCGTTCACAAACCCGTCGATGTAGCGGATAAGCTTGTCGTTACGGTTTCTACCCAGAAGGGTTGTCTTGAATCCTGTAAGTTCTGTGACTGTCCTAAGTTCGGCTTCAAGGGAAATGTCCCCTACTTTGAATTGATGTCCGAAATTGTTAATGGTATCGCATTCTCTAAGATCACTCAAGGTGAAAGACTCAATGTCCACTTTGCAAGAATGGGCGAACCTACTTGGAATCCAAACGTAATTAAGGTCGCTCGTGATATTGGTAATATTTCCAATAACTGGTTCAAGGAATATCATCCTGTCGTTTCTACCATGCTTCCGAATAACAATAAGAAGCTTGAAGCATTCCTCCAAGACTGGTGTGCTCTTGGTTACGATGCAAAGTGGAATGGTGGTATTGGTCTTCAGTTCTCTATCAATACCCTTGATGAAGCTGATAGAAACGACATGTTTAATAACCAGTCGTTAAGCTTGCAGGAAATCTCGGATTTGGCAAAGCGTCTTCCGCCTCCTGCTGGTAGAAAGTATACTCTGAACTTTGCAGCAACTGGCAAGTGCAATCTTGACCCTGCTCTCATGGACAAGTATTTCGACAAGGATCGTTTCATTGTCAAGATTACTCCTATCCATGCAACAGAAGCTGCAGCAGTAAATAACTTCACTACTGAATTTGATTTTGACGTTTACGAAAAGTTCGAAAAGCCGCTCGTTGATGCAGGTTGGCAGGTTATCGTTTTCATTCCGTCGCATGAAGAAGACGCAGACCGTATTACTTGTGGTAACTCGTTGATTGCACTTGAGGCAGAAAAGTAATGAATATTTTGATGGTAAATGGTAGTCCACACCGAGATGGTTGTACTGCCAGGGCATTGCATGAAGTCGAAGAAGAATTTAAAATTCTCGGCGATAATGTAATCGATAATATGTGGTTAGGTCCACAGATGAATGGTTGCATTTGTTGCAATGTCTGTAAAGATAAAAAGCTTGGTCATTGCGTTTTTGATAACGATTTAGTTAATCGCTTTATTGAAAAAGCACAGAATGCCGATGGTTTTATCTTTGCATCGCCAGTTTATTATGCTGGAATTACTGGTCAACTTGCCAATTTTATGTCTCGTGTATTTTATTCTGCCGCAAATGTTATGCGTAATAAGTATGCAGCAGGAATAACAGTTTCGAGACGTGCAGGTAATGAACTAGCATTTGCTCATCTTAATTCTTATTTTCTTATGCATTCCATGACTGTCGTAGGAAGTCAGTATTGGAATGAAGTGCATGGAGATTTCCCGGAAGAACTCGAACATGACAAAGAAGGTTTACAATGTATGCGAAGATTGGCATATAACATGCATGTCGCAGTTCATGGACCTGACAAACCTTTTGAAGAAAAACGAATTCATACGAATTTTATTTCAAGAGAATTTTTAAAGCTTTATAAGGAAGCTGAAAATAAATAAACATATTTACAAACACAAAAAAATTTACTAAATTTAAAAATAAAAAGAGAGGATATAACAATGGCAAAACTCGGCTTATTAGTTGATGCACAGGTAGACTTTATTACTGGTGCTCTCGCAAACCCATTCGCACAGGCGAAGGTTCCTAATATTGTTAACAAGATTAAGCACTGGGATGGTGCTATCATTGCAACACATGATACTCACTTTAACAAGATGCAGGTTACTACTGGTTGGCCTCCAATGGAAGGCAAGCCGTATGAGGAAACATTGGAAGGTCAGAAGCTTCCAGTTCCGCACTGCATTAAGCTGACCGATGGTTGGGAAATTGAAAAGACTATTCTTGATGAACTTCAGAAGAAGAACCAAGATGGTAAGCACAATTTCTATTCTGTCGATAAGTATACATTCGGTAAGCTCGATCTTCCTGAATATATCAGAAATCTCGGTATTGAATTCGACGAAATTGAAATTTGGGGTTTCGTAAGCACGATTTGTGTTCTTGCGAACGCAGTTATTCTCAGAGCTGCATTCCCGAATATGAAGATTACGGTCGATGCAAGCTGCATTGCTGATTTGGATGAAGAAGGTCAGAAGGCTGCAATTCTCTGTCTCCAGCGTCAACAGATTGATGTAATCAATGCCTAATATTCCAGACAGATATAATATAGAAGGTCTTAATGACCTTGCAGATGTATGGCAAGATCTGCTTGCTGTTGCCGATGGCGCGACAGAAAAGCAGATTTATGCACTGGCTGAAGATGTAGTGAGAAAATTACATAAACCTGTTACAAAAGAAAACGTAGATATTGTGATCAGAACATTAGGTTCTCAAATCAAAATCAATATTAAGGAATAACCATTTTTTGGAGATTAAAATGAAATTCTTTCTAAAACTTTTCCCACCTGATTTAAAAGTTATGGCAGATATTAGCAAGTTTCTTGCTTCTGGCCGTTATGATGAATGCATTACTTATATTAAAGCAGTAGACCAAAATAATTTAAAAAAGTCACTTAATTATTATATTGTTACATCAGAAAAACTTGTTAATGAATTCATGATGCACCGTTACAAAATGATGAACGATATGCACGAAATGATTTTCAAGGAAAGATCAAAATACTTCAATCAAACTCGTTATAACAAATGTGTTAATGCAGCAAATGAAGATGACAAACCACTGAACTATTATGTTCAAAAACTTAAATATGGTTTTTAATAATATTTAAAAAGGATTGGTTTTATCCAATCCTTTTTTATTTTCATGTTAATAAATTACCATTCAGGTTCACGAGGATCTTCTGGTTCAGGAATTCGTTTTGTACCATAAGACATTTCAACAACTTCAAAATATTCAGCGTTTTCTATGCCTTCTGGATTTTTATTATAAGTATCAGATATATCTTGTTTCTTTCCATTGACAACAGCATATATTAAAGTTTCGCCATCATCCCATGGACATCCACAATCATCTACATCATTTGCAATGTCATAAGAAATATCTTCACAGTCAGTTACTTCATCAAATGTTGGAAGATGATCAAATATAAAAGCAACAGCGCATTCATATTTAATATATTCTCCATCGTCAGAAATATCATAATTAACTTCGACCTTTTTATCAGGATAATTTGTTTTTAAATATTTTTCAACCTCGGTAGCATAATTTGAACAATCACTTTCTTCACTACTAGCATCATAACCATCTTCTGCATAGTAATCCGGGTCATAAAATTCAGGTCTTGTTGACGGATCAACGAAATCACCCTTTCTTTCTACGATAAAGCCATGTCTTTTAAGAAATTGCTTTGCTTCATTAAGATTCATACCTAATCCTCTATTAAATTCTGTATTTTCTTTGGTTTCTCGGAACTCTAAGAAACCGTAATTTATATTATTTATATTAAAAGCATTTACAAATACATTTTATTTTGCTATATTTTAGTCAAATTTAAAAAAGGATATTAAAATGGAACTTTCTCAAAAAGAAATTGACGAAATTAAGAATTATAAACCGATTGATGAAGAAAAGTATATCATCAATTATTTGAGTGATACTGACATTTATAAGGTCAGTATGACACAATGTTTACTTCATAAGCGTCCAAATGAATGGGCTAAGTGGAAGTGGAAGCTTCGCTCTAAGGATGTTCATTTGGGTTATTTGGTTGATGCAGTTAACCGTGAAGTTGATCATCTTTGTACTCTTAGATGGCAACCGTTTGAACTTGATGCATTGTCCAAGATTTATTACATTAAGCCTGACTATGTTGACTGGCTAGAAGACTTCCGTTTAAAGAGAAAGTATATCAAGATTACTCGTCGTGGTGACGATCTTGAAATTGAAGCAGAAGGTCCTCAGCTCAAGGTTACTTGGTTTGAAATCTATGTGATGGAAATCATCCAGGAACTTTATCTCCGTCAGTTTGAATTTGATTTTGAAAAGGCAAAGCAAAATCTTAAGGAAGCAGTTGATAAGTTTAATGCTGCAATCGATTCTGGCTTGAAGTTCGGTTTTGCTGACTTTGGTGCTCGCCGTAGACATTCTTTCGCTTGGCAGGACTATGCAGTTGGTTATATGGCTAAGAACTGTAAGTGCTTTGTCGGAACTTCTAACCTTTATTTCGCCATTAAATATGGTGTAAAGGCAATTGGAACGTTTGCACATGAAATGTATGCATTGTTCCAGGGTCTTGATGATGTTCCTATTCGTCAGTCTCAGAAGGCTGTATTTGATGCATGGACCCAGGAATATCGTGGCGATCTTGGTATTGCATTGTCTGATAACTTTGGTTTCATCCCGTTCCTTCGTGACTTTGATAAGTTCTATGCAAAGTTGTTCGACGGATGTCGTCATGACTCTGGTGACCCGATTGTCTGGGGTGAAATGTTGATTGCCCATTATAAGGCACTCGGTATTGACCCGACTACTAAGACTGGTTGCTGGTCTGACTCTCTCGATGTTGATAAGGCTATCAAGATTGCACAGCATTTCAATGGTCGTATCAAGATCAGCTTCGGTATCGGTACTTATTTCATGGCAAATCTTGTAACTGAGACTGCTGGTATTAAGCCGCTTTCCATGGTCATGAAGGTTGTTAAGGTTAATGGTAGAGATGTCGTTAAGCTTAGCGATTGCCCTGAAAAGAATATGTGCGAATCTCCGGCATACGTTGAATACGTTAAGAGCGTATTTGAGTATATTCCGCTTGACCAGTGGAAGGGTGGAATGGTCGTGATTAAAACACCGTAGTCTGCAAAAATATTCATCAGATAAAAATTAAAAAGAACCATTTACAAAAGTGGTTCTTTTTTCTATATTATATTCAGTAAAACATAAAAAAGGATAAAAAATGCTCAAATTACTTCTAATCTACATTGCCTCATACATCGGCTGTCGTTTACTCATTCGGTTCTTAAAAAGCCAGAAAATGATTGATGTTAAGGATGACCCTAAGGTTGCCTGCGTTCTTATCGCTCCGCTGATGTTTGTCGGTTTAATTGTCAATACAATCTTTGCTTATATTTGTAAATGGTCTACCAGAAAGAAAAGGGAAGACGAATTTGTAAACAAGTATAACAAGAAATTGCCAGAAGTATGGTATAAGCTCAATCGGTTCCTTGGAACTGGTAAGCCATCTATTCTTGATAATGCTTCTACATTTGATAAAGAATATGATAAGTATATCGATGAACAGGATTTATTTAGTGATTTCAGACCTGCTTATGATAAGGTAAAGGTTGTTAAAACTGTAGCTACTGATAATGGTCCTAAAGATGTTCTGACAAGCTATCATGAAGCTATGGATCTTGTTAGTCAGATTGCTAGACAGACACAGCAACCTATTATTACTGCTACTCAAAGACCAACAGGTTCTCGATATCGTTTAACTCCAAGAAGAACTGATACTATCAGAAAAACAAATGATCCTATTAATGAAGTATTCATTTCTCTCATGAAAGAAAAGTGCAGAGGTTACTAATGCGAGATCCAAATCGTCTTTACGATTTTTATCAAAAACTTCAAACTGTCCATATAACCCATTTCCCTGATTGGCGTTTTGGACAGTTTATGTTCAATTTCTTCGGTTGGTATGGGCAAGATCCATTCTTTTTAGAAGAAGATAAATTCTTAGAACTTCTTGACAAATTTGTCAAAGGAGAAAATCCATAATGTTTAAATTACTCAAAGATACTGGTAAATCAATTATTGACGCTAGTTATAATGAATTTTCATATGCTTTAACAGTTTTATCTGTCCTGTGTATTGTTATTTTTAGCGTTATTACTGGCGTTGGTTATTTTGCTACAACTCCAGAAGAAATGGGTAATCTTTCACTTGTTGCTCCACCAGGTGCTAAAGTTTGGTTAATCGGACTTATCATGGTAATAATTTCTATTATTTTCGGCGTTTTCACATTATTTGCTGATTCACAGTATACAAGTAATGACGACCGAAGATTCTTAGTTGCTGGATATTTTTGGGTATTTGCTACTTGCAGTGGTGCATTGCTTATGGTAGCACCGTTTATTCTTCTTTATGATTTCACTAGGTATTTATTCTATGCAGTTAATTTCTGTCTTGAACATTTTTTTATGTTATTCGCACCAAGAAAAACAAAAGAAAAAATGATTGTTTGGGAAAAAACAGAAAAAGAAATGATAAGTACTTATAACAACTTTCTTAAAAACTAAACCATAGGAGCATATCAATGCTTATAAAAGTCATCTCTGAACTAGTGATAGTATTCTGTATTGTATTAGCAATCATGGGAATACCATCACAAACTATAACAAAAACAGTAAAAGAACCAGTAAAAGAAACACATTGTTGGTGTGGAGGAATTCCAGAAACACACAAGTATCTTAATGCTAAATATCATTTGAGTACATATGATATTGAACAGATTGATACTAAATACTATGCACCAAAAATGATTGAATATCAAGATACTAATCCAACTATTTTACAGTGGATTAATAGACTTTTAATCGTTGCTGCTTATCTGTTTTTGGTCGGAATTATAAGTGCTATTGTATCGTCAAATTCTAGTAGTTATTGGTATTATATTTTACCGATAATAGATACATTAACTTTTATTTTCATGTTCCCAAAAAACCATAAAGAGAAAAAGATTGAAGCAATGACTAACATTAATGATAGAGTTAGTAGAATACTTCCTAACGTTATCAGTAATCTTAACGACCATTTAAGGAGAAACTAAACCATGAGAACAAAAAATCATAGATTAAATTATGATGATTGCTATGCAGTAACATCGATTGTCGGAGCAGTTCTTTTCGTTGCATTATTAATAACTTACTTTGCTATGGATGTCAAATTTAATAAAGCAAATCATAATATCATGGTTGAAAAACGTGCTAAGTTATATGAACAAAGTATTCTGGAATACAAAGGTCATTTAGCTGCAGAAAACACTCGTTCATCATATACGCCACGATCAAAGCAATGTTGTAAAGCAATTCCTAATAAACCGCTTCCAATGTCTGCCGTTCCAATGGTATTTAAATAAGGAGAATATATGAAGAAGTTTTTATCTGATTACTTTTTTAAAGGTCAAGAATGGTGGGTTGGAGTTATTTCGATTGAAGTAATTTTCCAAGTCGTTGCAGCAATTTACCTCCTTGTTAATGGTTTTGGTAATTTACAACGAAATGCATGGCAAAGCACTATCGTTATGCACAATTTTTTGCATGAACATTGGTGGGCTATTGTATTACCTATTATTCTGTTTATTGTTGGTGATATCTGTTTAATGTTTGCAATAGACAAACATAGAGATTATTATTATAATCACGATGAAAAATCATATTTTGAAAGTATTTTCTATCTTGGTTGTAATATCTTGTTTGGTGGAAGTATTTTATTTGCACCTATTGCAATTATATTAGTTATTGTTACGAATTCTGCAAGATTCTTCGCTTTCTTGTGTGAATGTGCTATAGCATTCCATAATAAACTATCTGTTAGTAATATGCTTAACAGTTATAGGAAGAAATCTCCAGAAAAATACAAGAAAACTATTATTGACGAATATAATAAACTAGTGGGGACAGAACCATGGTAAGAAAAATTAATAAGGCACTTTTAAATGGAGATGCTTGGGGCGAATGGTATATGTGTTTGCTTCAAAGCGTTGCAATAATATTTTGTTGTTTCATGGTAGTCATGTCAATCGCCGGTATTTTGGAATCAAATACAAATATTATTCAAAATAATTTTTGGTTTTATTTCAAAAGAAACGGAATGATATGGCCATATGTAACAATATTATGTTCTTGTGCATTTTCTTTTCTTATGATGGCTATTACTGCTGATAATTATAATGATTGGAGTTGGGAATATAAAGAAAAACAGAAATTATTAAGAGATGATACAGATTATAGACCAGTCGATGATTGGCAAACTATTAAAGATGGAACTGCAGCATCTATTAAACTTAGAATTTGTTACTGGAGTTTTTTAATTTTATCATTTGCCATTATTCCGGGCTTAATCGTTTTGGGAGTAGTTTCTTCTATTATTGGTATATTCCATCTTTGTGGTCATTTTATTGATTACCTTGCAAGTAAGACAATTTATAAACCAAAAACTCCTGAACGAGGAATGATTAATGAATTTAATAAATTACTAGATGATTGATAGAGAAATATTAGGAGTTAGTATGGGTTATCCACCTTGTCCAGTTCCACCTCCGCCACAACCTAAAAAACCAAAATATAAAGGTTATCCGCAGGTGGAATGTATTAATGGCGAAAAATATTATACTTATAAAGGTTTAGTTCATACTGGAAAAGGTTATTTCAAAGTAACCAGACGTGATGAAGGTGAAAGTATTTTTAAAAATCTTTTGCCTTTATTGCTTAATGAGTATAATGAACTATTGAAACCACATGATTATCCAATTATCGGTTATGCTAATTTTTTTGATGTTAAAATTCCAGTAACAACTGAAATAGAAAAATCATTTATTAAAACCGCAGCTGAAAGTCTTATGTGGCATATCAATCGACTTCCAGAATATAAAGTTGGAACGTATATAAGCTCAGTTGTTAATACTATTCATAAATTAAAAGCATCAGAAATCGAATGGTTAAATAAACATATTGTCTATAAGTTAGATAATGAAAATACATGTCTTAATATAGACGGTTATTTTTATTCGTAATTTGGAGAATATATGGGTCCAGGAACAGCATTACCACCAATACCTAGAGAAGATCATCCAGTAAGGGCTGCTTGCTTGTGCAATATTATTAAATATAGTACAAAAGAAAAGCCGGTAGATGAAACTCTTTTTAGTACAGTATTAGAAAATACTATTGAAGACTTTAATGATTATTTAAAGGAACGTGAACATCCGGTTATTGGAACCATAGATTTCTACGGTAATACAATTCAATATTCATCTGAAGAAGAACTAGAATATATTAAAGAGTTTTCGGAACGATTTGATGCTCGAACCGCACCGATAGTTGAATATTGCCATAGTACTCGCGGATGTTGCATTCCAGAAGTATATAATGCATTAACTGATATAAAAAATGATGAGATTAAGCGTCTCAACAAGCACCTTAAATATAAAGTAGATCCCACTAAGGTTGCCTGCATAAAATTTTTATAATCAGGGGGTTTACAAGTGCGATAATAATTACTATATTATGCACATAAACAAAAAACAATAAAACAATTCAACAATTAACATAAGGAAACAAAACTATGTCTTTCAATATCTTCAAAATCTTCGCTCACAAGGCTCAGCGTGGTCTCGAAGGCCTCATCTCCACCAAGGATAAGATTGAGGAAATCCGTTATCAGTATAATAAGAATGCCGCTCAGTATATCAAGTCGGCTGAAGATATGCTGGTCAACGCTAAGGAACTCAAGGCCAAGTTCGAGGAACTCGACGAAAAGACCGCTACTAGCAAGCGTGTCTACGAATCTCTCATCGCTGCTGACAAGCTCGATGAAGCTAAGATTAAGTATATTGTTTACAAGGGCATGAAGACTGCTCGTGACACTATCGAAACTGCTTGGCAGAACACAGAAAAGCAGTGTGTCCAGGTTCGCGACACTCTCAAGAACATCGACACCAACAAGGCTCTCATCGAAGCTAAGCTCACTGCTCTCCAGGTCCAGATCGATACACTCAAGATGTGCGATCGCAACAAGATTGGCGATTTCGGTATCGATTGCAACGCTATGATTGCTGAAATCGAAAGCGAAGTCAAGACCACTCAGTTCCACATCGAAGCTAAGCAGGAAATTGCCGAAATCACCGGTAAGGGTGGTAAGGGCACTCAGACTATCGAAACTGTCGCTCTCGACACTGAATTCGAAGAAGTCGTCAAAGCTTACAAGGGTGTCTAATAAAAAGGATTTCTCCTAAATAAAATCACTAAGCAGGGTTGACAACAGCCCTGCTTTTTGTTATATTTTATAAAAAACTATAACCAAAGGAAAAATAAACATGACTACAATCACTACTATCATTCTCACTGTCATTGCAATGTATGCAGCTGGCATTATCGCACTCTATGTTGGCCATAAAATGGACCATGTACCATTTCATCCAAGTGTGCTTGATATTTTTATGTCACCACTTGCAAATGTCTTCTGGTTCCTTATTATCGGTAGACTCTGCCACTGGACCAAGAATGACATCGTTGGCGATGATCCATATAACCAAAAGATGATCCAGCCCAAGATTGATCGTTTGCTCTTGAAGTGTGATGATATGTTTAAGGCTTAATCATGGCTAGTAAAGAAGAAAATATTAAAATTTTTAATCATACTCAAGAATTAATCAGTAAGGATAAAACCTTACAGAATTCTATTAAGTATTCGATTGAAAATTCGGAGTTTCTTGCCGATGATATGACGATTGACTTTTTCTGTGAGAACAAAACTCCAGGAACTGTCAAGGTTACTAAGAGTAGTTCTTTTGATGCGGCAAGAAAATATACTGGTAAGGTAGCAGTTCTCAATTTTGCTTCTGCTACAAATCCTGGTGGCGGTGTAACAAAGGGTTCTAATGCACAAGAAGAATGTCTTTGTCGTTGTTCTACACTTTATAATGTTTTGTCTGACCCGAAGTTTGACGAAATCTTTTATAAACCACATAAAGAATATGGGAATGCACTTCATAACAATGATGCAATTTACACACCCAATATTCAAATTATCAAATCGGACAATTATAACTTATTGTATCGTCCATTCTCTGTAGATGTAATTACTTGTGCAGCACCTAATCTTCGTGAAACACCTGCAAACGCTTACAACCATGAACGTGGTGAAAAACCAAACGTTACTGATGAAGAATTGTTTAATATTCATTTCCGCAGAGCAGTTCATATTTTTAACTTAGCTGCATCTCATGGTGATGAAACAATTATTCTTGGCGCATTCGGTTGTGGAGCATTCAAAAACCCACCTGAAATCGTAGCTAAGGCTTATAAAAAAGCTTTGGAACTCGGAAAATACTTCTTCAAGAATATTGAATTTGCTGTCTATTGTGGAAAGGATGATACTAATTACAAAGTATTTAAAGAAATACTAGAATGAGGTATCTATACATGAATTTAGATGATGTAAAAGGTATGATGGAAGGCATGGGCTGGCGTGTTCTTGGTCCTGAACCACAAGATCAAAAATTTGGTAAGTGGATTAAGACTATTCCAAGAGTTGAAGATTCAGTAGATGCAACTATTAAATCTATAGAAGCTGGTATCGAACAGGTTGAAAAAAATCTTGATGATATTGATAAAAGATTCAATAGCTTTATGTCTGCACGTGACTCATCATATCCAAGACAAAAAATTAAAGGTAATTTTCCACAACATTATCCTAAAGCAAAATCAACTCCTCCTAAAAAGAAAGTTGATCCGATGTTTCAGGAAAGAGAAAAATCAGATGCTGGCAAATTAGCCGATAAATTTACTGAATTATTAAAAAAGAAGTAAGGTTTACAATTTAAGTAAAATTTACTATATTTGTGCCAGACATTTTAAAAAGGATATATTATGAATAAATTTTTTAAAGCCGTTTTGGCACTTTTGGGGATTACACTGGTTGGAGGTGTAATTATCAAGGAAAGAAATACATTTAATGACATTAGAAAGCAACTTCGAGAACTTCGTTGGTTCGAAAAGGGAGAGGGAAAGTAAAAAATAAATTTACATTTCAGCTTTGTTTTCTTTGCTATCTTTGATAACATAAAAGTTTAAAATTAATCAAGGACAAAATTATGAAGACATTAACTAAAAACGTGATAGATTGGACAGCAGATTTTTTTAATCGTGTAGGTAAAACCGACGCGGTTCTTGGTATTTCTGGTGGCAAAGATTCTAGTGTAGTAGCAGCAATTTGTGCAGCAGCATTAGGTAAAGAGCATGTACATGGCATATTGCTTCCATGTGGTATTCAAAAAGACATTTCTTGTTCTTATCAATTAGTTGATCATCTTGGCATTAGTTATGATGTTCAAGATATTGAAACACTTGTCAAGGAATCTTTGGCGCTTGTTCCTGGTGCAGACAAGTCTTATGATGCTAAGACAAATGTTGGTGCAAGGCTTCGTACTAATCAGATTATGGTAACAGCACAAACTAATGGTTGGTTAATGGCTAACACATGCAATCGCAGCGAAAATATAGTTTCCTATGCTACGCTTTGGGGAGATACTTGTGGTTCCTTTGCACCGATTGATATGCTAACCACGGAAGAAGTTATCGAAATTGGTGATGACCTTGGACTTCCATATGAACTTACGCATAAAACACCGATTGATGGGCTTCAACCACTTTCTGACGAAGAAAAGTTAGGCTTTACATATCATGAAGTTAATGAACTTATTAGAAAAGGTATTCAAGGTCCAAATTACGATAAGATTATTCGTGCGTATAATGCAGGAAAATTTAAACTGGAAACGATACGTATTCAACATTTCAATCCAAAGCTTCCTGATTATTTCTTAGAAAATTTTGGCATTTAATTATTTTAAAAGAATAAAATTATAAATATATTATAAAAGAATAATATGTGGTAGTTTTATTCTTATTAAAATATCTAAGTTTTAAAAACGGTTAGATTTCGTAACTACCACAATAACGATTTCTAACCGTTTTTCTTTTAGGTAATTTATGACAAAAATTTGTGGAATTTATAAAATAACAAATAAAATTAATGGTAAATGTTATATTGGTCAATCTAATGACATTAATAGACGATGGCGACAAGAATTATCACCAAATGCGAAATTAAATCCACATTTAGCAAGAGCATTTGAAAAATATGGAACAAATAATTTTGAATTTGAAATTATCGAAGAATGTCAACGTGAATTATTAAATGAAAGAGAACAGTTTTGGATAAATTTATATAATTCAGCAGATAAAAATTTTGGTTATAATAAAACTTTAGGCGGTGATGGTAATTTAGGAAGACATTTTATAATGTCTGAAGAACAAAAAGAAAAAATTAGAAAAGCCAATACTGGTCGTAAATTAACAGAAGAACAATTAATTAATATTAGAGAAATTAATAAGTATAAAATAGATCCTAATCAAATAGTTATATTTTGTTATGAAACGAACAAATATTATCCATCAATAGGTAAAGCGGCAAAAGAATTAGGTATTTGTAAAGATTCAATTAGACATGTTATAATTAATCAAGACAAATATGCGATAAATTATAGATTTTGTAAAATATCTGATAATATAAATGAATTTATTGAATCATGTCAGCAGGTAGATGAATATTTAAAAGAACATAATATAACATTAAAACAATATTATTGTAGACAAACAAAACCAAATAAAAAACAAGTTCTTTGCATTGAGACCCAACAAGTTTTTGAATCTGCCTCTGAAGCAGCAAGACAAATGAATTTAAATAAACATTGTATTATTTGGTGTTGTAATGGCAAATATAAGCAGACAAATAATTATCATTTCAGATACCTTGAAAATTAGGGGTTGACAGCAGACAACTATTTTGCTATATTTTATTTTAAATATAAAGGTAAAGTATGCTTAATTGGCGAAGTGCTCCTAAAACTAAAGTTGAAATAGAAACACAATCATTAAATAGTGATTCTATGAAAATGCCTAAATTTATGAAGCTTCTTGATAAGATAGAAGAGACATATCATGACTTCAGCACAGAATTATATAGGAAACAAGCTAGAATTGTATTATCAAATTTATTAGAACATTTAAATAAGGATTAATATGGACGAGAAGAAACTTAATTCACTCATTACGACACTGCTTAAAATGTCAGTAGAACAGGAAAAACCTGGAAAGTATAATACTGTTATCGCAGAACTTTTGAAAGCTGAAGGTGTTAATAATGTTGTTATTATGGATCATCGTGGTGGTACTGTAGTAAGCTATAATAATGCTCAAGGCGGTATTACACTTTTAGGCGAATAATATGAGTTTAGAAATTGATAACTGGACAGAACCACTCAAAACTCAAATGCATAATTTGATTGATGAGTTGTTTGAAGCCGGAATAACATTTGAACTCAGACATTCATTTGGTTATAATTCTTATGTCGATGAAGACAGTAAGGATGACCGACTTGAAATGGTTATGTTTAGACGTCGTTTCGTTATTGGTCTATCAAAACCAATGCTTTATATGATTCATGACCATTTAGGTGACGGTTGTAAACGTGTAATTGATCGAACTGATTTTAAATCATTTGACGAATTACGTGAAAAAATTATAGAATTAGCTAATGACTAAAAAGTAGGGTTGACAACAACCCTATTTTTTATTATATTTTGTAAAATTTTGGAGAATTTTATGTCAGTTAAAACACCTGTTTATATCTATAATAATGAAAAGAAAAAGAATCATTCTGTTGTTACAGCAATGATTGGTTCTGAAATCAGAGCAGCAATTCAGAATTGGAGAAAGGAAAATAAACTTCCCATCGATTTTAGAATTCCTACGCTTTACATGTATTTTACAAAGCCGATTATCAAGACTGCTGTTGTAGAAGGTATTACTGATATTGGAACAAGAAATCATCTTTTTGAAACTTGTCTAATCGACAAGGTAGAATTTATGGAACCTGATGAAGGTATTTCCAGAGAACATGATGTTATTTTCTGGTCACCGCTCGGAGGTTCTGTTGGATTTGCAAATCCTACAAAGGATAATGTAAAGATTATTCAAAAAGAAGTTGACCTTACTATCGAAAAAGAATATTATAACCATTATGTCTAAATACGAATTATACATTTCTCGTGCAAAGATGGCACGTTATATTGCCAATATTTTTGACCATAATGCTGATTGCTATTATGAAAATTGGTCATATAATTGTGAAATGCGTGATAAATGGGAAAATATTGCAGAAAAATGTGAAAAGTATGCAAGGAAACTTAAATAATGTCTTTTCTTTTTAGCAAGAAAGTGAAAATTTTGAAAAAAATTACTAGGGTCATCAACGCCCATGTAATAAATTTCTATATTATAGACAAACGTTATAAAATATTAGGTTTTATGGAGTTCTGTAGTAGGGGAGTAGTTTCAGACTATGATCCTTCTAAGGTGGACATAGATGAAAAATATGAAACTGATATGTTTGTCCATGCAGCTGAGTATACTATTCTTGCTAATAATCATGAACTCCTAACCAATAACATAAAGGAAATAAATGATTGCAGTTGAAAATACAGTAAAAGAAAAGTTTAACAAAATTCAAGAATTAGTCGACAGTATTGCATATGAACTCGACGATGCACCAGAACTTCATGATCCTGAAGAATTCGATGCGACAATTAATGTTTGGAAAAAGTCAGTAATTGATACTATTCCACTTGGTTGTTCTGTAAAATTCAGAATGGATGTTGAAGAAATGCTTGAAAAATTCAAAGCTATATATTAAAGATTATCCTTTAATCATGTGTAGGGGGTTGACGAAAGTCACCCCTTTTTCTATATTGTAATCAACAAAGAGGTAATAATAAAATGTTTGGAAAACCATTAGCATATATTGTAAGAATTAAGGATATCCGAGAGATTCCTGGGGCGGACAGAATTGAACTTGCTACAGTTATGGATTATACCGTAGTCGTTAAGAAAGGTGAATATCAGCCTGGTGATTTGGCAATGTATGTCGAAATTGACTCGTTGCTTCCAGATGGTTTGTCTGATGAACTTCGTGCTAAATATACTGCTATCAAGGAAGGTCGAGAATTAGCAGATGCTACAAAGGAAGAAATTGAAGCTGCTTTGAAGGCAATTCAAGAATCTTCTAAGTACCCATATTTTGAATTTCTCAGAGATAAGAAGTTCAAAATCAAGAGTATGAAGCTCGGAAAGTTTGGAGTTATTTCTCAAGGTATTCTTTTCAAGCCATCTGACCTTGGCATTACTGATGCAAAGGTTGGTAAGGATTATACTCTTCAATTTGGTATCACTGAAATTGTTCAAGATGAAGAAGAAGCTGGTCTTAATACTGGTAAAAAGGATAACTGGTTTGTTCGCAAACTTATGAGATATACTTGGTATCGTAATTGGAGAAAGCGTCATAACGTTTCTGAAACTTGGGATCCAACTAACCCTGGAAAGTCTGATGAAGAAAACGTCCAAAAGGTTTACACCAAGATGTTTGAACAATACAAGGGTAAGAAATGGGTTAAGACTGAAAAACTCGAAGGTCAAAACATTACTGTTTTCTCTGAAAAGGTTGAACCAAGTTGGTTCGATAAGATTTTCCATCGCAATGTGGAATCTAAGAGAATCGGTGTATGCTCTAGGACTAGGGAACTTAATAAGAACGGTTCTGGAAAGGCTTTCTGGGACACTGTTCTTAGACTTGGACTTGATGAAAAAATCAAGAAGATTCCAGGTGAATGGTTCTGCCGTGGTGAACATGTCGGTCCAGGTATTCAAAAGAATATCTATAACCTTCCAAGAACTGATATTATCTTCTTCGACTTTTACAAGAAAGTCTATTTTGAAGATACTATAAATAGAAAGGTATTGTTCAAGTGGGAAAAGTTGAATTTCGAAGATTCTGTTCTTTTCGCTGAACAATGGGGATTGAAGTTCGTTCCAGTTCTTGATGACAATTACGAATTACCAGAAGGTCATGTAAATGACAAGGGTGTATTCGTTTCTGGTGCTGACATCATGCTTCAAGAATCTGATGCAAATACCGTTTTCGGTAACAACCTCAGTCATAAGAGAGAAGGTTTCGTTCTTAGACTTCGTGACGACTATAACGTTTCGTTCAAGGTCAAGAATCCTAACTACAGTATTTAAGGAAATTCTATGGCAGAAACATTAAACGAAAGTGTAGCTCGTCAAGAGGCTACTAATGAGACTTTAACTAACCGTATGCATACCCTGGAGGAGTTTTATACTGAGAAGTATAATCTTTTAAAGGGTATTAGCGAAACGCATCCAGATTGCTTTAAAACGCCGTTTAAACTTGTTTCTTTTGCAGAGGCGAAAGAATCTATACCTACTGTAAAAGACAAGTCTAAAACGCTTAATATGCAAATTGACAAGCTTTCTGAATTTTATGTTAGTCTCATGAACCAATATGAGCATATTAAAGATACTCATCCGGAATATATTTAAAATAAATCTTTAACCGTTTACAAAACCAACCGTTTTTACTATATTTGTGATAAAGGAATTATATGAAGGCTATTAGTTGTGGTGTAATTATTATTGATAAAGCATCTCGTAAGCTTTTGGCATGTCATCCGTCTTGTCACTCATATAGAGACGGTAATTGGGATATTCCCAAGGGACATGTAGAAGGTAACGAGACTCATGTAGAAACAGCTTTACGTGAATTAAAAGAAGAAGCTAATATTATACTTACCGAATCTGATCTTTATGACTGTGGTATGTTCTTATATACCAAGTATAAAGATTTACATCTTTATGTCGCAGAAACTGACATCAATCTTAAAGACTTAAGCTGTTCTACTACTTTCAATTTCGAAGGAAGAACTCCTTTGGAAGTAGATGATTACAAACTGATTGATGACACCGCTACCCAAACATATTACAGAAGTTTGGGACCGCTCGTAGCCGATTGCATTAAACGCTACAAAGAGCGTGACATAAATAAGGTATGAATTTAGAGACGTTTAAACAAGTTGAGGAAAAAGCAAAAACAGATTTATCTATGCCTGATACTTTGGAGGCAATTATTAAAAAGAATAATATTTTGCCAGCTGTTATTCAAGAATGGATTAAATTGTATCAAGACCAAAAATATGTCTGTGCAAGCTTAAATGTAGAATTGTTGGAATTATACGGTGATTTGACAAAGTGTTTCAAAAGACCTAGAAATACAGTGGAATTACAAAAGAAATACAATATCTCAATCAATGAATTTTGGGAAACAGCAAAAGAAATTGATTCTCAGATTAATTGTTGTACTCCTTATGTAGCAAAACTAAAACAGGTCAACCAACAGAAATACTTTTTGGAATTCATCGAAAACACACTGAATAACATAAAGAATTTATCTTTCGCTATCAAGAATTACCTTGATTACAAGAAACTCATGATGGCGACATCGTAAAAATTTTCGTTATAAATATAACGAAAATGAGTTTAACAAGAGTTTAATTGGTTAGTTTCGCCAATTAAAACATGAATACACAAATGTGATTTATGTCTTAACAATGAAACGAAAAGAGACACGTAAGGTCTCGAAAGGATAGAATACTATGAATAATATTTTTGAAAATCTTCTCAAGGAACTCAATGCATTCGATGCATCTTTTAATGACACTGCTGAAAAGGTCAATGTCCCGCTCAACATCATTCACGAAGAAGATGGTTCGAGCACTATTGAAGTTGCAGTCGTTGGTAAGACCCGTGAAGACATCAAGCTCAAGGGCACCATTGAAGACGGTAAGGCATATCTTACTATCGAAACTGTTGAGAAGGAAGTCACCGACGCTGAAAAGGATGCTGAAGCAAAGCGTGTTTACACAGTTCGTAAGATCAAGGGTAGCGGTAAGCTCTCTATCAAGATCTTTGTTCCGGCTAACCTCAGCATGAAGGAACTCACCGCTAAGGTTGAAAATGGTCTCTTGACCATCAACATTCCGGTCTGTCCTGAAGCCCGTCCGGTTGAATTTAACGTTGGCTAATAACCGATTTTAAATCAAAAATATAAAGGTAAGTCTTAATTGACTTACCTTTTTTATTTTATGTATTTTTAATTATGGTGTGCAATCTACTGGATATACTTCATAAGTTTTATCATCATGTATAATAATTACTGCGCCGTCAAGATAATTCACTTCTGAACAAACATTTGCCGGATTTGTACATGATTCATCGGTATAAACTGCAGCACCAAGATAAACATATAAGAAATAATCATGTGTAATCATTACATTTAAACGTTTATCAGCTAATGCAATTAAGCTCTGGTTAATAGATTCAAAATCGTTCTGTCTCTTAGTTATTGCTTCTTCTACTGTAGAAACGCCCAAAGATTCAAGTTGAGATTCAGTTAAATCTTCAGGATGATAAGCATATGTCTTCAATGCAGAAGTATGCGCATCCCAGAATTTATCACCAGCAATTAAATTATCAATTAATGTAATATTTTCATAGTCAGAACTAGCATAATCAGTATCGCCTCTAGTTTCTGCAATAATTTGAGCAGTATGCTTTGTTCTTGCAAAATCAGTAGAGAAATAATGTGCATTATTTGGTTCACAATTAACGGCACCACTAGAAGTTTCATAACCATGTGTTATCAACTTACCAAAATTCTGAGCTAATGTAATACCATTATCTGTTAAATCGCCATTCTGAGATGTATCGCTTCCTCTTTCAGAGTGTCTAATCAAGTAAATAATCTTATCAGTTTCGGAAAGTTGTGGAAGAATATATTTTACAGTTCTTTTCTTTTCCGAAGTAAACATTCCATAAATTCTTTGATATGTTTCTTCAAGTTGTTCTTCTGTAATGTCAGCGGCTGTATAAAAGTAATCTTCAGCTGTTGCGTAAGTTATTGCGTCAGCGGCATCAAGCATGTCTTCATACTTCTTCAAACGTTCAGCTGTCAAGAATGCATCAGGCTCTACTGTCTTCAAAACTATCTTTGCTTCTCGGAATGAACCTGTCTGAACAAGCGAGATGACTGTTAGAAGTTTCTGAGCGATGTCAAGCGGTGTGACCGTCTGGAAGTCAGTGAAGATACATTCTTCACGGAACAACGAAATGAATTCGTTACCAACTGTGATGTTATAGTCAACTTCGCCCGCTACACCATCAATGTTTGAAATTCTTGATGAATTAGAATTATATTCAGTTTCAAATCTAAATTTATCAACTGGTTTATCCATAAAATCAAGAACTTCGTGTTCTTCAAAATTCTCTAAAATTTCAGGAGCTGAATTTACCCAAAATTCTTTATTGTTATAAACACATTCACCATCCACATAAACAATTCGTGATATGTACTTCATATCTACATCCTCTGTTATAATACAATCGCTCTCGGTTAGTCCTTTAAATTTAATCATATCTTTTAGCAAATATAAACTTGCTGACTGATATAATAATTTTTTTGTAAATTTTTCAATAGCATAAAACTGATGCATTTTAAACCTCTCTACCATCAATTTGTAGATAAAATTTCTTTGTTGTTTCTAATGACGCTTGTCTAAAATTATTTGAATAATAGTTTCCATCAAAAGTATTTGAAATAAATGAAGTTATTGTTCCTACTTCTGTTACAGCATTAAGAGCATCTACTTCAGTTATATAGTCAATGATTCTATCATATTGACCTTCTTGATGTGCACCATTATATTCATTCATTAATATTAAATTACCATTTAGATAAAGGTATAGCCCTGCAGTATTATTATGATTCATATAATAAAATCTTTTTTCTACATAAGTACCAGGGTCATTTTCCAAAACAAGTGTTTTTGCATCTGCATCTGCCCAGTCAAAATCAACAGTATATCCATCATTTAATGTGTAAATTATGTTGTCAAAGTATGGAGCATATCCCCAAATGTTACCTGTAAATTTAGCACCGGCCGTATTTTCATCATCATTCTTTTTACTTGCTCCAAGAATAACAGCCGTTATTTTTTGCATATTATTTGAATAGTTGTTTAAATTAACTTCTGTTGTATACAGTTTCATAGGATAGTCTAATCTTCTATAAAAATAATTTGAATGTAATCTATCATCACCGGCACCATTATAACCAGTCCATTTAAAAATTTCACCAACTTGCATAAAATAAATTTGTTGTGCTTCTGCACCACCATACGAACCACTACCTAAATTACCATAATACTTTGTGCAAGTTTGACTGCCTCTAACATAGACATTTCCTTGTGTAAGGTTTTCTCCATTAACATCCCAAACCATAAAATCATTATTAGATGCTTCCATAAAATCGCCTAAATCATCTACATAACCAAGATAATCACCTAATGAAGATATATTTGCTACATTTTTATTTTCATTATTTCTAAATACTTTATAGTTTCCAGTCATACCTTGGAAATAAGTTGGTTTAATTTGAACACCATTATTATAAGTATATTGGAAATAGTATTTTTCTCCAGCACGTAATGTTAGTTTTGGATTTAATGTTACAATTCTTTTTTGACCTTGTAATTCATATAATTCTGTAACCTGGGAGTCAATACTATCACTTCCTACCTGTGCTACAACTAGACCAGATTCGTGGAAAATCTTAAAAAAGATTTGTGTGCTATTATCATCCGTTGGGTTAAAGAAACAAGATATATGTTCTATTTCTTCATTTGCAGAAGGTTCATATTCAATTACCACATTATCGTTTTGTGTTAAAAGTATTTTTTGTAATTTTTGCCAGATTAATTTATCACCAAAATAGACCTGTAAAACGGCTTTGTTGCCGAAATACAAGTCTTGTATTGCTTTATTTCCAAATTTAAAATCATTAGCCATATTAACTCTCTACAATAATATGTAGAATACCATCATTTGTTAGTCCAGCAGTTGTTGTTGAAGTTACGGCAGGAATTAAATAACCAATAGTAGAATCATTTGTTTGTACTGAAATTAATTCATTATTATTTGAATTTGTTTTTACATTTACTTGAACTCTATTATTACTACCATCTACTGCTTTAATTACAGCCCCACCATAACTACCGACACCAAATCTGGCATAACCATTATTACCATCATTGACACATTTAAGATAACTACCATCAAATGTTCCTGTTGCGGCACTTAGTATTGTTTCACCAGATACTGTTCCACCTGAAGTTGGTAAGAAACTACTATTTACATAATCTGTAGTAGCAATAACATCTGTCTTTACACCTAGTTTTGTACTTACAGATTTACCATCACCTGATAATGTTGTAGTGTCTATGTTAGCTGTAGCAACAAATGTTCCTAATGCTTCTGATTTTGAATAACATTGATCATTGAAGTCACACCAACCACTTACATTACCAGCATTATCTGTTCTTAATACTAAATAATTATTTACTAATGAAGAATCTGGTTTGGTAACATACTTTGCAAATTCAGTAGATAACTCACTTGCACCACTTGTTTCTGTCTTCTTATAGTAATATGTTAAATCGTTAGCATCTTTCGTTATAAATCCTTGCTGTCCAACCCATGTCTGAGTAGCCATTCCAACAATATCTGATGCAGAAGCATAATTTCCTTTTGGCTGATATGTAGTAGAAGCGTCGCTTGTTGTCAAGTAATTAGCCATATCAGATTTAGTTTGATATGTTTGAGCAGCAGCAGTTGAATCAAGTTTTGTACTCAAAGCATTGGTAATTTCAGTTGCGCCACTTGTTTCTGCCTTTTTATAATAATTTCCACTATCTGTTAATTGAGCAACTGCTGTAGGAATATCAGATGTCAAGGCATATTCAGGAGGAACTGATGTCAAATAACCTTGATTTCTAACCCAAGTTTCTGCTTCATTATAAGCATTAGCACTTGCGGCTTCAACATAAGCTTTAGTTGCATAATCAGCAGAAACAGAAATAGTATAATTTGAGGCAACTTTAGTGACTTCAATACCTTCTCCACCAAGAAGATTAACTGTTGCACCTTGCCCATCCAGGCCGTTTGAAATATTAAATATATGCTGACCATCACTATCTGTAATAGTAACCTCGGTACCACCTGCCGGGAATTGTTCTGATACTGGAATGGCAGCAGTAACAACTGTCGGAGAAAAACCGTCAGAACCGTTAGCACCAGAAACACCGCTCATAACATCGATTGATTCTGTTGCAGTAGTTCCGCCATTGTCGTAAGTAAATATAACTCTGTTACCACCAGGAATTGCAGAAGTAGAAACTGTCGGAGAAACACCGTTAGTTCCATTTGTACCATCTTCACCTGCAGGACCGGTTGCAGAAACATTAGTGGATGTCCATGTTTTACCATCATCTTCAGAAATTTCCCAAAAATTAGTTGAATTATTAATTCTGACTTTTGGCGAAATACCATCATCACCAGAAAGACCTTGTGGACCAACAGCACCAGAAGCTACTACTCCGAGATCTGTCCAACCCTCATCTCCTGAATATTTCCATTCCCAATGAGCATTTTCTGAGTTAATCTGGAATAGTGGATTTTTACCAGGATTACCAGAAACACCTTGTGGACCAGCGGGACCTTGTGCACCAGAAATGTAGGCTGCGTCTGGTGTCGTAGCAGAAGATGCGAGTGTCCAGCGAACATAGCCATCACTTCCAACATTAGGTTTCCACATTAAGTCACTTTTTTCAATTGTGCCACCACCTCCACCAGCAAGAGGATGTTCAGCAATAGCAGAAACACGCCCTGCTTCATCATATTCAAAGGCGTCTGTTGTTATACTTGGATTTTGAATTATCAATTCTGCCATAAATTATTCCTCTGTATCGTCTGCTTCAATCAAAGTCTTAAGTAACCAAGCTTTAATTTCTGTTAATGTTGCGCTTGATGAAACATCAAGCTGTTGAACCAATAAACTTGCTGTATAAAAATATCCGCTTCTAATTAAAGAAAGAATCATTGTAACAGTAGTAATGATTGGTGCCATTTCTTTTTGTGTGACAGCCAACAATTTTTCATGTAAGTCTCTGTCAATAAACGGTGCAACACAATAATTCCAGTCAAGACCAGAAAGATTATGAGCGCCATTCCATAATTCAGGAATGCCAAGTGTAAAACCGGCTTTTCCTTCACTAATTGTCTTTTTATTATAACTTGTAATCATTTACTTACCTACGTATTCTTAAAGCCGATATATGGTTTAAAGCTAGCATTTCCAACAACACCAAGATTATTAACTGTTCTACCCTCCAAGTTAAATGGATTAGTGTCTGGATGGTCGTTGACATATACAAGGTCATAAGGTCCTATATCTTCAGTTACTGTATTATTTATACCTAATAACTGTTGTATCTGTTGTCCAGTACAAATAATTCTAGCATAATACAATCTATCTGGATAAATTGTTTTTGTTTGAGTACAACCATTGTTTGCATTTAATACCTGTTCGCCCTTAGATGTAGTTAATGTCTTAGTTTCACTCCACCACATAAGATTTATTGTGTAATTAGATTCATTTAATTCATAAACGTCAATCATGACAGTAGAATTACCTGCACTGGCATTACCTGCAATAAATCTGGCAGTTGTCTGAGGTGTCATATCGAATTCAATCATTGGTCTGAATAGATATGCAATGGAATAATTATTATTAAGAGCAGTTGCATAATTAATAACACCGATAGGGATTGTTTCAACAATACGACCATTAATGCTATTAAGTAACTTATTAAATGCAACAGGATCAACTGGAGTATCACCACCACCAGTACCATTTGCATTAAGTGTTAATTCTTGATTACTATTTAATGTGAAAATACCAGTATCAAAACCAAGGCTAATATGTCTTGTATCATTATTGACATTAATTGGCTTATCACCTACATAAACGTCGCTTTCACCACGATTAATCATACCAAGTGTTGAAACTTCTTCAACAACGCTGATAGTTGCATTCAAATATGCAGAAAGTGGAATTGTACTTCCTTCATAAACAACCGCATATTTTCTTGTAGGATCTACAGAATGGTCAATAGTAATTGCCAATGTTGCATTACTTGCACCAACTTCGGTTGGATAATATGTCATTGTAGAAGCAAGATTATCACCTTTATCAGAACTTAATGTTAATTTATTTAATAAGTAACTATGTGTTCCAGGGTTATTATTATCAATATATTCATTTATACAGAAAGTAAACTTATTACCGGTCTCTGGTAATATAATATAACCGTCTTGATCAACTGTAATATTATTATGATTAGTTCCACTAAAATTAAGAATTGTATTTGCACTAACATCACCAACATAGCCGTTTGTATAAGAATCATACATATATGCAAAATTATTTGCACTTAAACCAATATCCCAAACATTATTTTCATCATCATAAGCAGCAGAAATACCATTATTACCTCTTGCACTCATTGTAACAAGATATTCGTTATTTACATCATCATATTCTGCTTCAAGACCACTACCAACAATATCAGGAATTTCTGGAATTTCTGGATAATCAGCAGCACTTAAAATATATGTTGTTTGGTTATCTTCTGTCTTAGCAGAAACAGTAAGCAAGTTTTCAGTTACAGAAGAAACATTATATGTTTTTCCTAATGTAGATAAATCTACACCATTCCATTTAGAACTATTACCGTCCCTGACCAAAACATAAGCAAGAGCAGGGTCACTGATTGTATCAATACCAGAAGTAACCCAATTTCCAGAAGTATTCTGAATTGCACTTACAGAGCTAATTGCTTCGATTTGTTCTTCTGTGAGTTTATCTTGTTTTTCATCGAGCTCAGTAGTCCAATCTTTTGCGCTTAATGTATATGTTACATCACCATTATCAACTGCTGTTGTAACATGTAATAAAGTATCATCTTCAGAAGTAACATCGTAAGAACTACCCAATGTAGAGAGATTAACACCTTCCCACTTAGAACTATCTCCGTCCTTGACTAAGAAATATGCTAAACCCTCAGCACTGATAATATCAGAAGCAGAAGTAACCCAATTGCCAGAAACAACTTGAACAGAACTTACAGAACTAATTGCAGAAAGTTGTTCGATTGTTAAAACATCTTGCTTTGTATTAATTTTATCTGTCCAGTCATAACCAGAAACACCATAATCATTAGTAATCTTAATATATTCATTAGCTGCAGTATAAACTGGAACTTCTGGAATATCTGTCTTCTTAGCATATTCGCTAGAAACAGTAGCAGATAAATCTTCAAACTGATTATTAACTTCAGACTTAGTATAATAATTGTCTAAGTCTGTTGCACTGACATATTTACCAATAGGCTGGAATGTTTCATTAGCCCAACTAGAAGTTTCTCTAAATTCTGCATCAACTTCTGTTTTTGTATAATACTCATTTAACTTTGATGCACTAACATATTCACCAATAGGCTGGAATGTTTCATTAGCCCAAGCAGAAGTTACTCGGAACATCTCATCAACATCTGATTTTTTATAATACTTTAATAATTCTGCCGCTAATTCTTCATCAGTTACATAGCCTTGTAAATCGATAGTTGCAATACCAATGCAATCAAAGATGGATCCACCTTTCCAAATCCATTCTTTATAATTATCTTCTAACAATGTACTTACTTTTGTCAAGTAAATAGTTTTTTCATTTGGCTTTGTATGGTCAGATAATTCACCGTGTTCATCTAAAGATGGTGCATAATTTTGTTGTGCATCACCAGATACTACTTTAAAACCACCAAAATTTGCAAGTAATGTATCAATTTCTTCTTTATTATAAACTTTATCTTTTGTATAATAATTATTTAAATCTGCACTTGTAAGATAATCACCTTTAACTTGGAATTTATCATTTGCCCAAGCAGAAGTAGCATTAAATTGTGCATTAACATCTGAAGTTTTTGCATATGGGTCTAATGCGTTAGCTTTTAAATAACCCTGATCATTTACCCAACTTTGAGTAGTAGAAACAGCTGCAGCTGAAGCTTGACGTGCATATTCTTTTGTTGCAAAATCACTTAAATCTGCATCTGTTAAATAGCCGTGTCCTTCAACCCATTCCTGAGTTGCATATGGATTTAATGCTTCTGTTAATTCATTATGAGAAACAACATCAGCAGTAAGGTCAATCTTGTGTCCATCTACATTAATTCCATTGCCACCATAATAAGCTTCAGCACCAGGGATATGTTCAAAACGGTCATTGACCCATGCTGCAGAGGCATCAAATTCACGTCTTACATCAGCTGATAAAGCATATGGTTCAAGGGCTACTTGTTTTAAAAATCCTTGTTCATTAACCCAAGTTTTAGAAGCATACGGGTCAAAAACAGACGGATGAATCTGTTGAGCAGAAATACCAGATGTATTAACCTTAATTTTGTCATTAGAAATAGCAATAGTATTATCGGCTGGAGATAATTTATTTTGCTTACTTTCTATTACCTGTTTTACAGTTTCACTTAGTCCTAATGGCGTTCCGCTAAGACCATTACCCTTAAGAGTATCATCATGTTTTACTGAATTTATAGCAAGTACTTTACCGTTTTTTATAATCATATGCAGCTTTCCTTTTTCTATTATTATTTATAACTCAAAATAATCGGATATAATCTGTTTTTATCTTATAAATAATAGTAAGGAGATTAAATTATGAAAAAAATGGCAGAAGCTATTAAAGTTATTAAAGAACACGGTTATAAAATCATAAAGGAAGATGTTTATACATCAAATTTCCAGCTTAATCAGCGAATTAAGGAATATTTGGAAAATGATAAGTTCGTTATTGTTCTTCTCATTGGTATGTATGGACGTCAGGTAGATTTCGAAAAGCAAGGTAGACGTACCGTTTTACGTAATTATAGGGGTTTTAACCAAACTGATGCTGCTTATCTTTCTCCATTAGCAGAAAAAGTTCAGAATGGTGAAGTTTTGACTCCACGTGAAATTGCTTTTGTAAAGTCTCGCCTAAGAACATACAAAAATACACAATGGTCTGAAGTTCTTAAGGAACTTGGTTATGTCAGAGAAGAAAAGAAACCTGGCCGTAAGATTGAACTTTTCTTTGATGAAATGGAATTTGCACCGATTGACGATGATGAAATCGAAACTATAGTTCCAAATGCTGAAGAAGACTATATTGCTAAGGCTCTATCTTTAGCTCAGGAAGATGGTGGTATGCTCGATGATGAAGATTTACCAAGGGCAAAGCAAATTGCTGCTGACCTTTATAATCAAGGTCTTATTGCTCCACAAGATGCTGCTGATAGAATTAACGAAGAACTCTAATATTTAAAGAATACTCTTATGAACTTAAAAGAAGCTATATCTATATTAAAAGAAAATCATTACAAGGTTATAGATAAACCTGTAATGAATGAATCTGAAATACGTTTTAATAGTGCCGATGATTATCTAGCATATCGTTCTAAACTTATAAATTCTTCTTGGGCACAGAATACCGTCCAAATAGGCTATCAAAATACCATTCTCTCTGAAAAAGAATTGAACGATACCGGTAAAGATATTGGTGAAATTGTTTTAAAACGTTATTGCAAAGACTATGATACCCCTAAAAAAGACCTACAGGAAGCATGGGAATTAGGTTGGAAATCTGAAGATCCTAATCCATTAACTGAAGAAGACTTTAAGAAACTAAAAAGCAAAAAAGCAGTTTATGAAGAATGTAATGCTATTTACCAAAAAGGTGCAATAATGCATGCATTTTTAAATAATTTTTAATAAAGGATTTAAAATGAACTTACAAGAAGCAACAGAATTACTTAAAGATAATGGCTATGCTATTATTAAAGAAGAACTTGAAGAAGCCCCAATAAAATTAGATTCTGACAAACAAAAATTACTGTTTGATGAATTTACTGCAATAAAAAATGAACTTACTGCAGAAGAATCAAAACTTGTTGGCCTTGATGCTATATTATCAAATGTTAAATATGGTCATGCTAAATATGAAGAAGGTAGTACAGGTATTATAGTACATGATAAAGAATACGAAGATAATCCTACAATATTTAAAAAATACTTTAAACTTGCAAAAGAACGAGGCTTTGATGTAACTATTAGATATTGTAAATGGGGAGTAATGATAGAATTAGACTGGTTGTTCTAATGTAAGGGGCATTTATGAATTTATTAGAAGCAAGAGAATTACTTAAAAATAAAGGCTACACTGTTCGTAGGCTTAATGAATGCGGTAGTTATAGTGGTGGTTGTAGCGGAAGCAGCAGTTATAGTTCTGGGTGCGGCAGCAGTGGTTGCGGTTCCAGCTATAGTTCTGGATGTGGTAGTAGCAGTAGTTATGGTGGTGGATGTGGTACAATATCCAGAAGTGTCAGAGTAGGTTGCGGATATGTTTCTAGTTGTCATAGTAGCGGTTGTGGCAGTTATTATTATGACGATGATGAAGATGAAACACCAGCAACTATTATTGTCAAAAATAAAAGATATGAATTTACTGGATATAATTCATATTATGGTTGTGCAGAATATAAAAATCCTAAAACTGGCAAAATTATAATTAATATAAATGAAAGTAATGACTATTCTAAATTCACTAAAATTTATAAACTTGCACGTAAAATAAAAACTAGCGAGATAAGAACAGTTGAAATAATTGAAACTTTATATGAATCTGGTATTAGTCGTGAAGTCGCATATACATTACTTTCAAAATTAAATATACTTCCAGATAAATTACTTAGACTGCCTATAACACATGTTAAACCATCAATTTAAATAATATAAAAAGAGTCAAGGTTTTCTTGACTCTTTCTTTTTAACCACATGTAGTAGGACCACCACATCTCATATAAAATCCGCAACTATACGATACCCATTGTGGAGGATTTCCAAAATGTGCATTGGCATAGTCATAATAACCACCAGTTCCACATCCTACATATCCACCGCAACCTGTAATTTTAAGTTGTTTCATACCTGCGGTTTTAAGTTTTTGTCTTAATTCAGTTAATGTCATAATATACCTTCTTCACCATTCTTTTTCAATAACCAATCAACATATACTGGATCATTTTCATATTCAGATATATCATCTGTCAATGAATATTCACCAAATACCCATCTTTCAAATTCTGTATTTGTTACTAAATCCCAGTCATCATAAACTTGACCGTCAATAGTAATCAAAATATCATTTACAAATATCTTATTACCATAAACTACTTTAGAATGTTCCATTCCACGATGATAACTAATTAATAAATTATTATTCCAGAATCTGTCGTCATTACAGACCATACATCCACCAGAACTTTCATATTCATATTCCAAAATTAACTTTTCAAATACATCATCACGATTCTTTAAGTTATCTTTAGTAATATTCCGATAATCTGCTCTAATACAAATAGATATATTTTCTAATTCTTTATATGGTTCTATAAACGTTTTAAATTCGTTTATATCAAACTCCTTAGAAAGAACTACATTTAATTTAATATGTTTCTTAATTAAATGTGCAAACATATCTACTGGCAAAACTGGTTCATAAAACTGTTGATGCATATGTCTGGAAATATTCAAACCACCAATCTTTTCATTATTATTAATGAAATCGATTAACGTCTTGACTTTAGACATTTCTACTGTTCCAGGCAAATCTGTAAATGTTGGGAATGTAGTATTGATATAAACAGGTTTCTCCATAGCATCAATAAGAATCTGACATTTCTCAATATCTGCTAATGGTTCTCCACCTGTTAATACAAATTCTTCAATTAACGGATTTTCATTAAGTTTTTTGATTTGTGCAAGAATTGCATTAATATCACAAGTTCTTTGTTTATACATCTGCTTAGATGTACAGAACTTGCAATGATTATTACAATCCCATGGCACAAAAATTGTGCAACTTAAATTACTTCTCCCTTTAATATATCTCATATTCTATACAAGTTTAATTAATCTATAATACTTATCACTATCGTAGAATCGGTCAGCAATCGCATACTTATTATTTTCTTCGTCTTCTGCTAAAACGATTCCACCATCAAACCTACTAGTTCCAGAATATCCTATTAATGCCATTGGTGTATCTTCATCAAACTCAGCAACACTCATTTTAATAACACCATTAACAAGATATTCAGTGTTATCAGTTGAAACATTAATAAATGGAGTTGAAAATGCACCAAGTTCTTCTAATTCTTTCTTAAATGCATTATTAATAAGAATATAATTACCTGCACAACGGCGAGTACTTGTTCTAATAGAATTACATTCCTTCATTAAATTAGTCAACAATACACCACAACGTTCTTCTTTAGAAGCAGTAGACTCTGGATCTTTGTGAATTTCAATAACATTAGCAACATCCATACATGCATGAATTACATCTAATTCTTTCTTACTTTCATCACTTGCATCTTTCCAATCTTTTTCATGGATAAGTTGTCTTTCAAGACCCAATGTTAATTCTGGACGGTCAGCTTCTCTACCATCGAATAATAGTTCTCTTGGAATATATCTTAAAACGGATGCACAGTTTTTAAATAATCCGTCTTTCTTCTGGACTTTAATTAAGTCTTTAATTGTCATTTTGTAACCTTTGTCTTTCATCTCTTGTTAATAGCCTTTGATTCGTGCTTCCCCTAAACTTTAAATTCAAATCTCTCTGTTCAAGAATAAATGGTCCGTCAACCAGAATATCAACCATTTCTAATAAAGAAGAAGTTAACCCATTTATATTTTGACGCTGACCTTCTAATAAATCTTTTTCATAAATATAACCAGTAAATAACCAAACATTTTTACCAGGATATGCACGTTTGAAATTAGTAATGAGTTTATAAATTTCTGCTTGGTTTTCTTTTTCCATTGGTTCTCCACCAAGAACAGTTAACCCAGCAATATATGATTTCTTACAGGCTTCAATAATTTCATTTTCTGTAATTTCTGTATATGGTTGACCATAGTCAAAATTCCATGTTTCTGGATTAAAACACCCTTTACAATGATTTCTACAACCTGAAACAAAAAGTGTTACTCGACAACCGTCACCATCGACAATACTCATTGGATCAATTTTACTGTAATTCATCTTTTACCCTTAAAAGTCTATAATAATTCTCTGTTCCTTCCATATCAGTATTAATTGAAAAATAAGTCTCGGTAGGACTAAGTGCTGCAATAGCACCACATACACACGAATTATTAGAATGATATGTCATAATAGCTTCTGGATAATTTGAATAATCGTCAAAATCCATTTTAAAAGCATCTCTTCCAACAATCTTTAATACGCCTGGAGCAGATTCAGAAATAAATGGGCAATCCATAAAACCAAATGTTAACTCACGTAATAAATCATACATCTTAGTATTTAATACAATAACATTGCCTTGACCTTGTCGAGTAGCAATAGCAATATCATTACAAAGCTGTATTATCTTAGAAACAATCGTTCCTGCACGTTCAGGTCCACTACGATGCCAAAAAGGATCATTACCTATTGGATTTTTCATTTCTGTAACTTTTGCAACTTGCTTACATGCTAAAACGATTTCTTTATATAAGTCTGAAGAATTACTACATAAAGGTTGCCAATTTGGCGTATGACCATATTTAGGTTCAAAACTGCCATATTCATAACCTTCTCTTATATCAGGTTTATATCGCATTACAGTTGGTAAACTATGTTCAAAATCAATTCCTCTTTGAACACCGATAAGATCCATTATACTCATTTTTTATTTTCCTTATCATATTTTAGTTTTAACCCGAGAAGGATAAATATAAGTATAGTTGCCAAAGTATAATTTACATATTGCGGATATTGCCACATTCCACTTATATAATTAGTATAGAATATATAAGCAGCACTACATAAATTACCGATAATTGACAAGATAATAAAGAAAATACTTATATCACCTGTCGACTTAGTTTTATAAGCTTTAATAACTTGTGGTAATGAACAAACTGCAAAAGCACCAGCTCCACAAAAACCACAGATTAACATTAAAGTATCTAACATTCGCTTCCTTTTGCTTAAAGATAGAAAAACCATACGGTTTTTCAACCCGTATGATTTTTTTCTAGTTGTTTTTATTAAATATTATGACGGTCTCTCAATTCTGCTAATTTTCCATCATTCCAAGACTTAAAAATAGTCTTCTTAGGAGAACCAGTCAAATATCCGGTAATTCTTCTAACACGAATAATCTCGTCTTCATTCTTGTTACCACAACATGGACATTCATTATTGATGATTCCATGGAAATGGCACTTAGTACAAGTATCACTGTCAAATGTGCAAGTGAAATAACCAAGGTCACCTTCATACATGGCATCAATAGTTGCCTTGACCGCTTCAAGATTCTTAGACAAGTCACCATTCAACTTGTAATAGAAGATATGACCAGCATTTGTAATCTTATGATATGGAGCTTCCATCTTAATCTTGTTTTCAAGAGTAGTTTCCAAAGAATAATCAAGCATGTGGCTATTTGTGTAATAACCCTTACCGAAGACTCTCTGTAAATCTACATCAGCAAGCTTCTTTTCATTCTGGAAAAGATTTTTATCGATGTTAGCAAAACGACCTGCAACTGCTTCAGCTGGAGTAGCGAAACAAGACCAGTTCAAATGAGTTTCCTTCTGTGTCTTATCAACAAATTCACGAATAGTCTTTACAATAGAGAAAGCATAATCATCAATTTCATGGTCAACACCATAAGTCTTACCTGTCAAGAGTAACATGGTTTCAGCAAGACCGACGTAACCGATTGACAACGAAGCCTGTTTAAGAACTTCACCAATCTTATCAGTAACTTCATGCGGTTGGTCATCAGATGTGAGATAAAGACCCTGTTGCATAGTAAATGGGAAATTCTCATATGTCTTGTTAGAAATCAATGCGAATCTGTCAAGCAAACTTCCCTTTGCATCTTCAAGCATTTCAGCAAGCTTTTCAAAGAAAATAGTCTTACGTTCTTCTTCATCCTTTGCTGCGATATGAGCTTCAATAGCAAGTCTAGGAAGGTTAATTGTATGGAATGCAAAGTTACCTCTACCAGTTGTCTGTTCAGCACCATTGATATTACCAATAACTCTGGTTCTACAACCCATAGTAGAAATAGTTGTATTTTCAATGAGTTTCTTCAACTTCAACTTATTTCCAGAAATTTCTTCAATTTCCCAATAGTCACCTTGACCTACATCATACTGATAGACAAACTTATCAAACTTCTGGTCTTGCATTGGGATAATTGTTGCTTCATCTTTACCACGAACCTTAACACCAATAACATTTTCAAGAATTTCAACTTCCTTAGTTTCATACTTGATGTATGGCTTATTGAAGGAACTATCGACCTTTACAAAGTTCGGGTAGAATCTACGAGCAAGACACTTAATAGAGTCGAGATACAAATCATAGTTAGGATCTTCTGGATTCTTTGTGTAACCTTCCATCAACTTGAAAATCAAGATTGGGAAAATTGCTGTCAATCCGTCACCGAGACCTTCCATCTGAGACTTAATAAGATTCTTGCTAATCATACGACCACAATTAGAAGTATTAAGACCGAAGTTCAAAGAACTAAATGGAACTTGGTTTCCAGAACGAGACTGTAAAGAATTCAAATTACCAATAAGACCTTCCATAGCCTGATGTGTATCATCATCTGTCTTCTGAATTGCCTTAATAACACAAATCTTAGGGAACTTAGTATAAAGAAGTGCAGAAGGCCAGTTCATAGAAGCTGTTGCAACTTCATCAAGATTGGTCATTTCTTCATGATCTGGATTATATTCTATATATCTTTCTAATTCTTCCTTAAGATTCTTTCTAAATGAAATATCGACAAACGGTGCTAAATCAAAATCGAGATTATCATCAGCGATACCACCATATTGCTGGTTGGACTGGAGCTGAAGAATAACTGCTGTCAATGCTGCTGCAGTCTGGATTGACTTCGGGGAACGTAAGAAACCAGTTCCAGAGTCAAAACCGTTCTTCAATAACTTTCCAACTGGAGCAAACAAGCAGTTGAATGTCAAATTATACTGGTTAAGGTCATGGATATGTAAATGTCCGTCCTTATGTTCCTGTGCATACTTTCTGTTGATGTTATTCAACAGGTTATACATCTTATTCGTTTCAGATGCAATCTTACCGTATGTTCCAGCAGGAGTAGCACCAGATTCGTTTGCATTGTCTCTTAAAATATTCGAACTTTTAATATCAGACTCTGTAATTTCCTTAATGGTCTTTACAATTTCTGATTTTGTTTCACGTGCACGGTTACGTTCGTCTCTATATAAAATAAATGCCTTAGCAACTGTTCCGAATCCGCTATTCATCAATGTCTTTTCAATAACATTCTGAATATCTTCAACTCTTGCTGACTTGGCATCATTTGCGGAAATCTTCTCGACTACTTCATCAACTAATTGGTCTATACCTTCTTCTGTATATTTTTCATTTATTGATTTAAATGCATTTTCTATGGCTGTATATACTTTTGCAATGTTGAATTTTCGTCTGCGATTATCTCGCTTAATTACGTTTTTAATCATCTATTTCCTCTTTATAAACGCTCAATAAACATTTAATTCACAACACTAATAACTTTCATTTTCTTTATCGGTTTTATATTTATAGCACAATGAAAAATGTAGCCTTTACTATTTTAAAGCTACATTTTTGAGAAATTTTTTCACTAAGATTTAACATAAACTTCAACCGACAAATATAATTATTTATTATTTTTTACGTTACAAATTTCATATCAAATATAAAAAAAACTATGCAAAATTTTGCATAGTTTAAATTAATTTGTAAATTTTTATTTAGAAACGAATCGTGAAATTAAACGCTTGATAACCGTTAATCCAGAGTAGCCAGTTAGGAGAAATTTCAAAATATTTGTAATGATAACTAGAATACTGAGTATTCCAGAAATCTATCTCCTTACAAAATTCAGAAGTGAAGAAGGGTGAACATGCAAATGACATGCCACATAGTAACAGTAAGATTCCAATTATTCTTTGCATTTCTTTTTTCCTTTTTTAGTTTCTATTTTTTCAGTTTTTTCAGTAACTGCTGGTGCTTTAGATTTGACCATATTAGGCTGTTGTTTTACCGGAATATGTTTATCTAGGTCTACATCACCAATTGCGTCCAGAAGCACTCTTAAACGCGTTACAATCTCTTTTTTATTCTTACTATATTCTATCATACCTGCTAAGTCTTTTAACCTCATAGACCATCTATAATAGTCATAATACTTAATACAGACTTTCTTCAGGTTAAATCCAGACTGCAATAATTCGACGTCTGGATAAGCTCTGGCAAGCAAATGATGTGCAATCATATGTTCCCTAGGGGTTAAATAAATCCAGTTCGTAGGCACGTCTGGACCACCCAATGACTGAGGAATTATATGATGCTTATCATATAATATCGATGGCTCTCTCCCTGCCGCTTTGGCAATAATTGCGAAATATGTTTTTAAATAATTCATTTATATATTGTAAATTCTTGGTCACATGCATCTGGATTTTCTTCGTTAACAGTAATACACTTCTGATACATATCTTCAGGAGAAGTAGAACTTTCAGAACTACATCCAAATATCATTAAACTAAATACGAAAATAAAAATAACTACAAATACTACGATATCAATTTTTGTTTTTTGCATAATATTATAATATAGCAAATATTTTTTAGTTGTAAACCCTAAAATAAAAAACCAGGATTTACTCCTGGTTTATTTATTACTTGTTGTTTGGTCGCTTATAACCAAATGTTTTCATTGTTTCATCCTTCTTTACAGTTCTATCACCCTTAACTTGATCCTTATAATCACAACGGTGTTTTGCAACAGAAGTGCTGAACAACTTGGTTATATATGCGCCTGTTCCTAAAGCATGATGGTTCTTAGCCTTGACGTTTCCATCCTTATCAGACAACCAGTCGATAACCATCTGGACAGTTCCTGCTGTAGTAGTCTTAGCTTCATCATTCAATGTAAATTCAATATTAAAATCATTTACATAGTTTGCAGTAGTTGTATATACCCAAAGATGAAGTTTATAAGTAACGTCATAAAGCGGAATATTCAAACCATACTTATCGTAATCCTTCTGGAATTCTTCAGTACAATGTTCTTCAACATACTTATCTACTGGAATTCCCTTTGTAGAAGCACCAACGATATTTCCCTTATCATCAACTGGAATCTGACCATTCTTTACAATGTCATCCAATGTTGCAAGAGAACCAGTAGGAGAAACAGACGGAAGTACAATATCAACCTTGAAACCAACACCAATTACATCTGGAATTGTATCGTTCTTCGGGTCAACAAACTTGACGTCAAACGGTTTCTTATCATTATACTTATGACCTTCAGAATAATATTCATCAACTTTATCCTGGTCAACCTTGGTTACTGGATTGATAATTTCAATATCAATATCCTTGGCTTCATTCATAAGAACTGTGACTGTATCAGCAGCGACGTTACCAGCCTTATCTACATATCTTCTGATAATATAGTTAACACCTTTTTCAAGTCTCTGTAATGTCAAAGTATCTTGTGTTTCGCCATTAACTGTCCACTTAACTGGAATTGCATTTGTATTGAAATGTTCCATTGGACCAGGTCCAAGAATTTCAACCTTAGGCGGAATATCGTCGAAGATAATTTCAACTGACGCAGATGCTTTGTTACCAAAATCATCTACATAATCATAAGTGATATTATATGCAATATTTCCTTCCTTATTCTTAACAATTTCCTTCTTATCATTTACAGTATATGTAACCTTAGTGCAAGAATCAGCCATGTAAGAAATTTCATAATCAGAAACTCTCTGACCAGTAAGATTATCAGTCTTATAAGAAACAACTACGTCCTTACCACCAACCTTCTTATGATAAGTAACAGTTTGAACTGTATCGATTGGTTCCATTGTCTTCTTATCAACAATCTTAGAAATTGTTATCTTATTACCGTCAACAGAAATAACTTCAGAAACTTCAATAAGATTGTTACCTATTGCTGTATGAGTTGCAAGAGATTCATCAATCAAGTAATTATATTCCTTAATCTTAATATCCTTAGTAGGAATTGTATCAAGCTTAACTTTAATATCAAATTTCTTTTCTGTCTTATGAACAGTATCTCTAACAGTTACAGTAATTGGATTTTCTTTCTTGTTGACATAAATCTTATCGTCCTTCTGTTCTTCGATTGTAATATAGTCAATCAATGCATCAGTAGACTTTGCATTTGTCAAAGTAACAACTGGAGGTGCATCATTGAATAAAACTACAACTGAATCACAAACAGTCTTCTTATCATTACATACCTTGATAGTTGTATCTTTCTTGATATGCGGAAATTCTTCATGCTTAATACAGCTATCACCTTCACAAAGTTCCCATTCGAACTTATGATCTGGGTCATTTGTCTTTACTGTATCTTTAGGCTTTTCATCATCCCATGTGGTAATTTCAACCTTTTCAGGTTCATCGAGAACTCTGATAATTACCTGTGCGGTATCAGAAAATTCGTCATCAGTTACAATAACAGTTACTGTGTCCTTAGTCTTCTTTTCATAATCAATCGGGTTCTTAATAGTAATTACACCAGTAGAATCGATAGAATAATTTGTAGTATCGGTAATTATATATTTAGGAGTTGTTTTATCTTCATCAGTTGCTGTAATCTTGCAAACCTTACCAGTATAATTTTCCTTTACAGAACAAGTTGTATCTTGAACATGGACTGGTTCATTAATATCAGTTATCTTAATTATATAGGTGGCAGTATCAGCTGCGCCACTAGAATCCTTTGCAATAACTGTAATCTTAACTTCTGGAGTTTTCTCATAATCAAGAGGATCAGTGAGCTTTAATACTCCATTTGTATCGATTGTGAAACCAGGTTCCTTAACTTCGTAAATTACCTTATCACTGTCAGGGTCAACTGCTGTAATAATACCAACAATACAATTCTTACAATTTTCTGGAACTGTAAGAGAATCATTTGGCTGTAATACAGGAGGTTCATTTACATTATTAACATTAATAATAACTATGGCAGTATCTGTAAATAGACTATCAGTAACAAATACCTTTATGGTATCAGATTTTGTAATCTCATAGTCAAATGGGTCTACCAGTCTAAGAATACCAGTATTAGTATCGATGCTGTAATGCACACTATCATCGCAAGAAAATTTAACAGGCTTTCCATCTTCATCTTCTCCTTTGACTTTACCGATTTCACCAGTTTTACCTTCATCTACAACAAAAGTTGTATCTTTGGTATGAACAGGCTCATTTACATTGTCTACTATAATATTTACAGTCATTGTATCTTTTGCTTTACCATCATCAGCAATGACCTTGAATGTAAATTCTTTTTCTTTTTCATAGTCAAATGTTCTAGTAGAAGTAATTACGCCAGTAGAATCAATTTTGAATGGAACACTTCCAATGATAGAATAAGTAATCTTATCACCATCCTGGTCAGTTGCCTTTACACTATCCTTAAATGGTTCATTTTCATTTACATGGAATGTAGTATCATTTCTGTCAAACTTAGGACCATCATTGCTGTTTGTGATATTAACAGTAACAATAGCACTATCCTTCAATGCTGGATTAGTCTTATCATGAACCAAAACCTTCAAAGTATAGGTTTTCTGATCAGTTTCATAGTCAAATGTCTTCTTTGCCCAAATTTCACCATCAGAATCTACTCTAAATAAGCTTGTATCACCTTCAAGCATACTGAAAACATTTTGAGTAAATGTTGTCTTAGTATCTGGATCTTTTGCAACTAACTTTTCAACCATGAATGGATGAATAAGATTTTCCGGAAGATTAGCAGTTACATCATCGATAGTAGGTGCTTCATTAACGTCAATTACTGTAATAGGAATATTACGAGTTACACTTACATTGCCAGTATCAGTCAATGTAACCTTAATAACATCGATTGCAGCCTTTTCATAATCTAATGGTTCACCAATAAGTGTCAACTTACCAGTCAAGCTATCCAATTCATATCTATCAGTATATGCACTATCAAGATGGAAACGAGTATTTTCAGTTCCATTTAAAATCTTGATTACATCTACTTCACCAAGTTTATTTTCCTCAAACTCATATGTCTTTGTAGTATCAAATTCAACATGTCCAATAGGAGCGTCAATAATCTTAATCTTTAATTCTCCTTCAGTCTTACCATCAGGAAGAATAGCACCAGAAATGCTATCAATCTTAATTACAAGATATTCATTTTCTGTCAATGTATCGACTTTAACATTTACCTTAATTGGATCACTTGGAATCTTTGAACCGATAGGAATAGATACTTCTTTCGGTTGATCGATGTTACAAATAGGGAATGTAGGCGGAATATTAAAATCTTCAACAGTTACACCATCTTTCAAATCAAAACAATATCTAAAATATACAGCGATAGTAGCAGTATCACTTAGTTCAATAGGAATAATAACAGTAGAATCATTTTCTCTCAAACCACCATACTTATCAAGCTTAACATCGATTGTATCAGGGTCGAATTTAACAAATCTGAAGTTTTTACCATCAATATCATTTCCAATTTCAAGCTTATTAGTCAATAACTGACCAGAAATATTAACGTTTCTTCCCAAGAAAATTGAATCAGTAGAAATAAATGAACCTTGAATAGGAGCATAGTCCATATTATCAAAACTGATAACATTATTAGAATAGAACATCAAGTTACCACGATATTGGTCCTGATTCAATACTACGCTTCCACTGTCAGTATCATAAACAACCTGAATTGTAGCATGATTTCCATAAATAAAATTCTTTACGAAAATCTGGGTCAATCTACCGCCATCTTGCATCTTAACATACAAATGGCTTGCATTAGTTCCGCCAAGGCCAAACTGAATCTTATCAATTAAAATCTTATATGCGCCTTCACCTTTAGGAACAAAAATAGTATCTGTAGCATCATTGCCACTTAAAACAATATCATCCAACTTAACATCAGCACCAAGATTATCCCAATCAACAATCGGCATATAAAGATTTGTAGGTGCAGCAGGAACGCTGTCCTTACAAATGTTTGCATCGAAAGAATAAGTCTTATGATCTTCAATCGCAGACAATGCATTAGCATTTGCGGTTCCGCTTAAGCAAACAGGGCTTGCGATTTTGGAATTATTTACATTTCCAAGATCAAAATCGACTGAGCGAACTGGTCCAGTAATATTATTTGGACCATCACCCATAGAAATACTACCATTTGCAAGAATCGGACCGCCCAAGGTCAATCTTGCATTAGAAGTAATATTACCTACAGTACCATTCCAACCTGACTTGTCTGGAATACGAACATCATTTCCCATTTTGATAAAATCATGACCATATAACTTATATTGAAGCATATAATCAAATTGATCCTGTTGACTTGCAGAATCTTGTGGGATAGTTTCAAAGTTAAACGGCTTATAGTCTGCAGAAAAAACAAATGCAGCTAAAACTAATAATATTCCGATTATCTTTTTCATTTTTATTACCTTCTTATTAAAAATTCTATATATTTATAGTTTTCTAATTAATTTAAATAAATATAGAAAAAGAGCTGACTTTTGTCAACCCTTTTTATTGTAATATTATTGTTTTAAATTATTGCATATGTGATAGTGTCCATACTGTACTATATCCTTCACCAGTTTTTCCAACATTACATGTAATAACATCATGGGAAATACTAGTTACTGCATTAGTATGGATAAATGTAAAAACATACATGTTTGACTGCATTTCAATATGCCAACCACTAATATCTTGTAAATAATACCATTTTTCATTTTTTATGCCTTCACCGACATCTTCTATAGCTCTTAATATTGCTAAACTACCAGCTCCAGTATCACCAACCAATAAAGATATTAATTCTTCTGCAGATGGCGTACCATCAAAACGATAGCCTGTTGATTCTTGCCGGTCTGCTATAATTTTTATATCATAAATTTTGATTTTTTCATTAGTAACAGATGGACCATCACTAATACATCCTACTGTTACAGATGTATCATCTTTTGTCAATGTAATATTAGTTCCAGCTTTTAATTTAAGTGTTTTTGCTCTTGCCATAAATCCTCTCTTTATCTATATATATATTCACCGTCTTCTGTGGTAATATATGCAGAATCATCATTATCATCTTCTGAATATGTTAATAATCCATCTGGATATTCAGTATCATCTTCTTCAGACATATCTTCACCAACCAATACATCATTATGCTGAGAAGCAAGATGAACACCACTAGCATAGCTCGATGCTTCTGGAATTAATCCACAGTATTCGTCTAATAAGAAGTTAATTTCTGCATTCTGCGACCAATCATAAATATCCTTATCTTGGAATAAGTAATTAGTTCCTAAGACAATAATAAAATTAGTCGCAATGAATAAATCATAATTACCAAGTTGTCCTTTTTTCCCAGCTGGTGTTGGTAATGGACGTAAATCAGAAAATAACTCATCTAAATTTAATGCAGTTTGTAAACCAGCATTTAATAAATTTATATAAATACCGTTACGATCTAAACTGATACTAATATCAGTTCCGAGATTTCCTTCTATAACAGGTGTAGAACGAATATCAAAAATCCTATCTCTACGTCTTATAAAAATCTTAAATCTAAATTTTTCTACTTGCGATTTTCTTAACTTTACATTTAACTTATTTAGATTAAAATAAGTATTAATCATTGTATAAGTGCTATCAGTTGTATAATCATCACCATTTGGAGTAAATCTAGCACCTAATGCATCATAAGGTAAATATATTTTTGATAATTGTTTTAATCTAAAATCATATTCACATTTATTAAATGGTTCATCTCTATAACAATACCACAAATAGTCAAATCTTCTAAAATCTAAATTATATGGATTTTCACCAACTACACCTGGATTACCATATTCCAAATTAGGAGATTTTTGATTTTCAAAATAATAATCAAAATGAATATTTGAATTAACAAGCAATAAGTAATATAATTTTCTTAAACATCTTGTAACTGGACGAACTTCATTAATAACGGTAATTATTGTCTTAGCCATACCGTTAAATTCTTTAAATGTAATGCCAGCTTGAGAAGTCAAATCAACATCAAATGTAGAAGTTAAATAATAATCTTTAACTCCTGCATGCATTGCGACATCTTCAGTAAATCTACGAACTGCATGGATTTCATCTTCTCTATAATATTCTGCATTTTCAGAAAAGTTCGTAATATTATTAGGTGCTGCCCAAAGCTCGACAATCGATGCACATAAACCCATGGTATTTAAAATAAATTGTATACCAAGATACGTTCCTTTAATCTGGTTATAATAAGGAATAAACTTATAGATAGAACGAAGAAGTCTGTATGCTTCGTCTTTATATTGTTGTGGTAAATCGTTAATTTCCATCAGTTTCCTTGTCCTTTATAGTTCTTGCCGCATCCAAGAAATATACATATTCATTTAAATTTGGATTTACTTCAATATTAAACTGCTTTACATATTCACTAAGCAAAGGAGTTTCTGTTCTGAATGGGTCATTAAAATTATTTATTCTAGCAATTTTTTCAAGTGTACTTACAGCATTTCCAGTAGACAAACTTTCCTGCGAAGTATTCAAGAAATCTTCTGTAAATTTTACAAATGCCTTATATATTTCGTCAGTAAGATATTCTGGAATATAAGAATTAAATTTATACTTACGTCCTTCATCAGCAAATATAAATGGTCCTAATGTAGCATCAGCATAAGTTGCATTTCTTACAAATTCTTTAATTTCATTATTATCAACATCAATCCATGCTTCAACATTGATATTTCCTTTCTTATTAATATGTGTAATATAAAAGGTTAATACTCCCTGATCTGCATAATATGTTAATGTTGATTCATCAATAACACCAATACTATCATTAAATAAATTTACTGTCGGTTGATAAGCCCATAAAAACTTATTTGGATTAGTAACCCTAACTAATACTTTTCCTTCAATATTTTTTGAAACAATCATATTTTTTGGATAAATATCAATAAAGTCAATAATAAGATGTTGGATTTTCTCATCATCATCGAGTGTTATATAATCCCATTTTCCATCTGTTGTATATTCAACTTTATTTGCCGCAATATCCCAGACTTCAATCTTAAGCTGATTTTCATTAAGTTTATCAACTGAATAGCTTTTATCTAATGTAAAAGACAAAACATAAGTATTTCCTGTCTTATTATAAGATAGCTTAGAAATGCTTTCAGAAATTGTATGTTCTGTTTCTTTTCTAAGACATTCATAAAGAACGTCATCACCACATTTTATTCTTAATTGGCAAACATCAATTAACGTATCAGAATTAATTGTAAAGCTACACTTTCTGTTAGAATCAATAACTACATACTGAACATCTTCAGAAACAAATTCAGGACCTTTCGTATCGATGATAATATCACCAATAAGACTGGTCATGTAAATGATACCAGGAGAAGAATCTAAGAAGATCGTTCCAGTTACTTCTCCAAGCGGAGGTGGATAATCATTCTTATTTTTATTTGGTAAATGTCCTGGAGTCCACTCTTCAGTAGTTCCATCATTATAAGTAATGTATTTAAAAAACCAGTTAGTAGCTGATTGCATTTCCTCGACGGAATCAAACTTTCTATATCCGCCTTCCTTTGTAATAGTTTCTGATTTTTTAAATGACATAATTAAACTTCCCAAATACCAATAGTGTCAAATGATTTCTTATCCAATGTAGTAAATTTAATTCTTGGCCAGTCTTTCTTGCAACGAGATGCAGCAGAAGACTGTAAGAATATCTTTGTAATAATTGGATTCTTCAAAATTATATTTGTCTGTCTTTTATTATCAATCGCAATATGATTATTTAGTTCAACCTTATATTTCTGTAAAACTTCACAACCTTTCCTTATGATATACTTTATAGCATTAGCAACATCTTCTGTTTTACAAGAATCAATAAAGGTCTCATAGTCATCTGTTAATAAAACTCTTTCCTTAAATGTCTGGAAATCAGTAACCAACATATTCTTATCATCGTCAATCAAACCGATATTCTTAGACGTAAACCATTCATCAATATTATGATAATTCCACAAAAACTTCTTATAAGCAAGTATTTTGACTTTCTTGATTTCATCCTTGAATAATTCAGAATAAGTCATAAAATCGGTCCAATAACCATCTTCACTATCTCTTATGACATTATTAATGAATTCACCATAGGACTGTAATCCTTCAACCCTAATCAAAACGTCATTTCTAATTAACGGATTATTAGATGAAGTAAAAATTTCATTCGGATTTAATACAACTGGATATTCCTTAGAACGGGAAATATCTTCCAAAGTTTGTATTAAATTATCATATGTAGTAGAAATATACCCATTTACTACATTCTGATTGATTACCGATTCTAATTCTTTCTTAGAGAATGGTATTGCTACACGATTAACATTAAATACAGTTTTATTAGTTATCATCTTACATTATTTATAATAAAAAACCGCTTGTTAAAAGCGGTTTCTTTTTAAATGTTATTTTAAATTAATAGCCGAGAAGACCAATAATATATGGCTTCGTATTATTCGGGAATTCTGACAATTCCAACTGAGTAGCCATAAAACTTACATTTTTCATATAAATTTCACGGTTTACTTCGGGTTTCTTGTCAATCTTTTCGAATAATTCCTTATACTTTTCTCTCAAAGCCTGATATTCTTTGACATATTCTTCTCTATGCTGAGTAAACTGAGCATTACCAGCCTTATCGTTAATTTCCTTGCCTTCAGCATCACGATCACGATACTTTTCGATAAGAAGCTGACCTTCAGAGAACATAGCCGGAAAATCTGGTTCCTTACGTTCATCATAAAGTTCATTCATCAACTGACTATACAATGGAGCCATTGCTTCGCTATTCTTATACATGAACCAAGAATACTTAGCATTAATACCATCTACAGTCAAACGGGAATTAAATTCCTCAAAAAGTTGCTGGAGCTGGAAATTTGTAATCTGTACTTCTGATACTTTCATTTTTTCACCTTTATATTGTTTTTTATATATAATTTATTTTTTGTGTAAACTGTCTAAATACGGAACTAAAACTTTTTGCCAATCCTTACATTGATGTGTTTCGATTAATTCCTTTTCTTTATTTGGAATTTGAACCAATAACATTTCACCAACTTTAATATCCGTATGTTTCTCTAAAATTGCCTTATAGGTATTTAACTGTAACTCATAATGGTTAATATTACAATCGTCCATCATATCGAACGGAGCTCTAAGTTTCTGATACCTATTGTTAAAATCCCATTTCTTGTTTGTCTTCCAGTCAAGGATTGCAATACAATTCTTTACTTTATTATAACATAAGAAGTCAATAGTTCCACACAACTGCCAGTCACGGTCATAAACAATTGTTTCATTCTTGATGGGAATATAACGTTCTTTCAAAATAGACAAAGCTTTCTTACATCTTTGTTTTCTATATTCAAAATCTTCCTTCATTCCAGGATATTTTGCAAGAACATTCTCATCAGGATAAAATTCCTTATTTTGCCAACCAAGTTCCATAACACTATGGACATAAGTTCCTAACTGGCAAGCATAGTCGCCTGAAGCTTTCCAAGCTGCTCTGACTTGTTCTACAGTCATTCCTTTATATTGACTGTCTTTTTTCTTAATTGCTTTTTCTGCAATTAAATCCCAGTCTTTTTCTACTTCAAGTTGACCGACAAATGTAGTAACTGATGTATATTTCGTTCCGTAACTATCTGTATATTTGTGCGGAACTTCTTCGAAATATATATCACTGAATGCTTCCCATAATTGTTGATATACGTCTTTCATAATTACCTAAATCTATCCCATTCATGTCTAATATGTTCCATCTGTTTATGGAAACCTTTATCAGCCCATGATGGCATTATTTCCTCAAATTCTTTAAACGTTCCGCCAATCTTCTTAAACCAACATGCCAGACCTAAAATCTGCATATGTCTACCACCAGCTTCACATGTTTCAATCTTTTCATTTATATATTGTTTTGCATTCGTTAAATCGATTGAACCATGCATCTTGCGATACCATTTTGCTCGTTTTTCAAGTTGCTTAAGATGTTCTTCTTGTTTCTCTACACAATATTCATAAGCCATTCTAAATTCAAACCCGATTGCACTAGCAGGGTCAAATAACTTACCATTATGACAACTGTAATAATAAGGTGCTCCTTTATATTTTACACAAGGAACCTTAAAGAACTGTGCTCTAACGAATGATGCCTTATCTGCATGTGGAAAATAATTTACAAGAAAATGATATGGACTAAATGCTTGATTAAAACATTTATAAAACATTCTATTTATATCATATTCTTTATCAAGAAACAAAAATACTCTGAACTTCTGGTTTGTTCCATCATAAGAATGTGAAGTATGTAATACATAGAAATATTCTCTAAAACTATCTTCAAATTCCTTTATGCTATAATTCGGATCATCATAATCTAAAATTAAAACATCAGTAGAACCAATACTTTCAGTTCGTCTTTTAGTGTCGGTAACTGTACAAATCTTCCATTGTGGTATCATGTCTTTCTTTTCTACTACAATTGGATTTTTTATACAATTCAAAAAATTCTTTGCAACTTTATCCGACCATACTAATGGCTTCATGATATTATCATATTGATTTTGTATTGTCTGGATTGTTCTCATATTCAATAACAAATATAGTATTTTTCTATTTTCTTATTTATTAAATGTAAAAATATTTTAATTTTTTAAAAATACAACAAAAAGACCAGACATAAGTCTGATCTTTTTATTTAAACTATTTCTTATTAGTGCTTACGCTTTCTAAGAAAAGCGGCTGCTGCTTGTTCAATATCAGATTGAGACATTTGAACCGGAGATTCTACTGGAGTAGCTTGAGCCGGGGTAGCTGGAACTGCTGGATCGTTCTTTGCAACTTCAACAGGGACCTGCGACGGTTTCTTTTCGAGTCCAGCAAGATGTGCACCGAACATAGAACCGAGAACAGTCTTAAGATCAATACCAAGAGAATCAGTTAAACCACTAGAAACTTGTGTAAGTGTCTTGGTAATATCGCCAGTGAGCTTAGCTGTACCGCTTTCACCATACATATTGATATTGCCAATCTTTTCCATCGGTTTTGCAACGGCACTTGCAATAGCTGGTAACTGTTCGAAATACTTTTCAATAGTTCTGAGCTGCATTTCCTGTCTTGCTGCATCACCATACTTCTTCATAGCTTCAGCCTTCTGGTCAAGTGCTGCTGCTTCTGCAAGACCCTTAGCCTTTACAGCATCAGCTTCTGCTTCACCCTTAGCCTTAGTTGCTGCAGCTTCAGCGAATGCTTTTTGCTTATCAGCTTCAGCCTTAGCCTTAATAGCTTCAGCCTGTTGCTTCTGTGTGAAGAGTGCTGCTTCAGCTTCCTTCTGTTGTCTATAAAGGTCAGCATCAGACTTCTGAATTTGTGCTTGCTTTTCTGCTTCTGCCTTCTTCTGGATTTCAGCTTCGAGTTCCTTCTGTCTAACAGCTACCATTCTTTCACGAATTTCAATCTGCTTTTCCTGCTTTGCAACTTCAGCTGCAGCAGCTGCGATGTTAATGGTCTTTTGCTGTTCTTGCTTCTGAATTTCGTAAGCAGCGTCAGCTTCAGCCTTCTTACTATCAGAAATTCTCTTAAGGTCAGCCTTCTTAACTTCGAGATCATTCTGCTTCTGTGCGATTTCAAGATTAGATGCAACTTGTGCGTCGTTTGCTTCCTTAGCTGCTTCAGCCTGAGCAATCTTAACGTCTCTTTCTGCATTAGCCCTAGAAATTGCTGCTGCTTTCTGAATTGCAACTGCCTTATCAACACCGAGGTTTTCAATAACCTTTGCTGTATCAGAGAAGTTCTGAATATTAAATGTTTGAATAACAATACCGAGTTTCTTTAAGTCTGGAGAAGCATTTTCAAGAACCTTCTTAGAAACCTGTTGTCTATCGTTAACAAGCTTGATAAGTTCCATCTGACCAACAATCTCTCTCATGTTTGCTTCAAGAACTTCAGTAATCATCTTCTTAATTTCATCTGGATTCTTATTTAAGAAGTTCTGTGCAGCAACCTTAATATCAGCTGTTTCATCAGAAATTTTGACCTGAACAACTGCATCAACTGCGATATTAATATAATCTGACGTTGGAATACCAGAAGTCTTAACGTCGATTGGAATAAGCTTTAGACTTAAAGTATCGACTTGTTCAAGGAACGGAATTCTAAATCCTGAATGTCCGATAATTGTCCTTAGTTGTCGGAAACCAGAGATGATTTTAACTTCATCTGGTGCGGCTTTGATATAAGACGCAAAAAAGAGAATACTTAAAGCAATTACTGCAATTCCGATAAGTATTGGGTAGATCATATTAGATGTCATGTTTTTCCTTTATTTCATTGTTTTCTATTAATTTGTTAAGCTCATCGATACAAATATCCTTAGTTGACTTTGGCGGAACATAAGAGTTTAAGTCAATCGGATCAAATTCCCATGTCAAATAATTATTTTGTTTTGTCATGGAAACAAAAAAATCTGTAATTCCTGGATGTTCTTGTTTGAGTTCATCATACTTCTGTGCAATCTTATTCTTTACATCAGCAACACTAAAACTCTGCTTTTCAAAGTAATCCTTTGAATCCTTATAATACCAGAATGTTATACCTTTATATTTGAAAAACTTTTCAGCGTCATCATCAAATAATGACTGAATAATCTTATTCTTATCTGCAATTAAGGTAGGTGTCTGAATGGGAACGTTTTTAAAGCGTTCCATTGTTGCCATTCTGACGCAACTCTTTATGCAGCTGCAGATAATGAAAAGTGCAGTTAAACCAACAATCGTCCAAGCGATTACTATCATTTTATATCTCCTTGTAAGTTTTTCCTAAATATAGCAAAAAGGGTGACTGCCGTCAACCCTTTTTATTTAATGTTGTCTGAAACGATATATTAGAGGCTCAAATCACCATTCAAAGAATCGTAATCGAAGTCTGCATCTCTCTGACCAAGCTGTCTACCAACAATGTTACTAATTGTTCTAAGAACAGTATAGTAAGAACCGTTACCGCCGAAAATTTCATCCTTAGCATTCGGGGTTTCAAGCAAGTCTGCAATCTTTTCTGCCTTTTCTGGATCGAAGTCAATGTCACGACCAGCCTTCTTAGCATAATACCAATCCCAGAATTCGCCAATCAAAGCAGCTGCGGAATCAGGATTAATAAATCTCTGTAACTTGCTATTAGCCTTGTCATAGTTTCTACCAAAGACTTCCTGTGCAGTTTCTGGTTCTTCAGCAAACAATCTAATGAGTGCCTGGAAATTTTCAGAATCAACAAGTGCAGAAACATCTTCACCATCACGGTTCTTTTCATAATAATCCCAGAAGGTGTCGATTAATCTATCATAATCATCCTTGCCACGGTCAACACGGTTACGAACATCGCTAACATCTTGTCCAAGCTGACCTTGTAAAGAAGCAATAATAGCTTCCAAATCAATTCTCCTAGATGAACGTGTAGGAGGTTCTGTTCTTGGTAATCCTGGTAAGCTGAGACCACTAATTAAGTCCCAACTAATGCCATTATCTTGAACAAATTTGGCAAATTGACCTAATGTAGCATTCTTACCAGTTCTGTCATACTGTTTCTTCCAGTCAGCAAGCATATAAAGCAAGTTTTCTGCAGAATCATGACCAAGAACACGGTCAGATGCACGGGACATTTCGTCAATTCTTGTATCTTTACTGATTGTATAACCGCATTCAGCAAGGAACTGTAATGCCTTTTTAAGTTTTAATGATTCGTTTTGATCCATGTTGTTAGCCCATTCTTCCTTATCTTTTTCAATATCTTCGACACTTGTCTTGTATTGATTATTGTTGTCTTCTTTATATTTTTCCATATATTTCAATGTAGAACCAATATATGAACGTAATTCTTCTAAGGTTTCAACTTTCTTTATTGGCATTCCAGATAAAGAACTCTTAAATTCCCTTACATAAAATTCATTTTCATAACCCTTATATGATGCGACTTTAATCTTATCATTATTATAATAAATGATTATATCAAAATCGCCATCTTCCGGATTTTTTCCTTTGATAATACCAATTTTATCATTTTGCTGTGCTAATTGCTTAGCATATTTAAGCATAATATCTCTGGTTAATTCTGTAGATTCCTTCAAAAATGAATATCCACATTTACCGAGAATATCTCTTGCTTCATTTAAATTCATTTTTTCTCCTTAATAATTTTATATTATTTATAAAAAATTAGAACTGTAATCCCAACTTTTCCTGCCTCAAATGAATTCGTTTTATCATGTTTATATGTAAATTCTGTGCTTTTTCCGACATCGGGTCTTCTCTAGTAGAAGTAATATGTCCTGATAGAGTTACCTTTGTAGTATAAAAAATCGGAATTTTATAAAAACCTAAAACATCACCAATCCAACGGTCTTCATCTCCCCAAGTTCCATCAAAACAAGGATGAAATATCCTGCCACCGTTTATTTTTCTCATTAAATCTACTGCTTTCTGAGAAAGATAAATACCGCAACTATATACAAAGTTTAACGGATTTTTACAATCGAAACCTTCATCCCAATTATATTCTTTCGTTATATTTTCTTGCTGCATAAATCGGCGATGATCATTTTTACCAACACCAAGTAAAACACAGTCTGCACCGATTTCAGGAATAATATTCAAATCACCTTTTGGAACTTTATCGCCATCAAGAAATAAAAAATCTCCTTTATAGTCAAAATATGCTGCACCGATGTCTCTACATTTACCTGCCAAGAATCCAGTTCCTTCTGTATTATAAACAGCTGGAACTGTTGTATCTGGTTTATACCTATCAAAACAAAATACATGATTAAACTCATGTATCTTGTCTTCAATTAAATTAATTTTATCTTCTTGATTTTTATTAATTACTACTATATTCATTAGTTTCTCATATCAACTAAATAAACAGTATCATAATCTTTACCATTTACTGTTGTTACGCCATATCCATTAACCATAAATTTAAAACTAGAAAAATATTCATCATATGAGATTGGACATACTTCATTAAAATTTCTATGAACTTCACCTTCATGTAAAATTGTTGAATATTTACCATAATTTGCATTATCAGGAGATAGGGTCATTATTGTTGCAACATCTGTATTATAACAATATTTTGTTCTAATTTTATTTGCTGTTTGCCAATAATTATAACGAGGATCTGCTGTTTTATAAAAATTAGAATATTGTGTTATAGTTTTTGGCGCGCTATATGATACACCTGTTCCTTGTATTATTTGAGGGATCCAACCAATAACTTCATTATATACCCAGTTATAGTCCCATTCTGTCCATATATCATTCATTACTGTACATGGTATATTATTTGAATCATAATATTTATCAAGCTGCCATATCCCTCCAGTAATAAAAGCATGTCCACCGCCATCATTTTCTATTGGAACAGAAACTGCATTATAACCATAATCTCTTAACTTATATGAAGAATCTATTGGTCTTAATATATAATTAAAACTATTTCCATTTTGGCCATTAGACCAATTCCAATAACAAATATCTTGTAAACAAATTTCTGGATTGCTTGAAGTTGAATAACCTTCACAAATATAACCGCATGAATAAATTATAACTCTAAGTCTACGAGTACTTCCAGAATTTTCTGTTATATAAAATTTACAACCATAATTTGATCCTTGATTAGCATCAAATTGAGTATATGTTCTTGAAATATATAATTCACGATTAAAATGATTTGTTAAAAAAGCATAATCTACATATATACCACCAACACGTGCCATATGTATTGCATATTGATTAAATTTATATAATCCATCTGATGAAGTATCACCATTTATATAATATGTTTTTTCTTGTATTTGACTATTATAACAATGAATTCTGCCACCAGAAATTCTAGCAATTGTTGTATATGAATTTGGTGATGATTCTGACCACCATGGGTCTCCAATAACACCATATAAATTGGCAAAACCAGCAAATTCTGTTTTACTATTTTTTCTGTAAGTAGGTTGATGTTTTTGATAGGTTTGGATATTACCCATCAATTTATCTTCTGAGGATTTAAGCGTTGAAAATGTTGCTTTATTAGTGGTAGTATTAGTAGTTTCAGTTACTTGGATTGCTGTTCCTGCAACATATTTTTTACCACCAAAACCATCACAACTAATAATATTTTCATTACCAACAGTATTAACTTTTATAACATCATCACCTGACTGATATGTTGTGTCTGTTTTAGAAATAACACCATCTTCTATTTTAAGACAATTATTTTCATCATCTTTATATACAGGAGCTAAATCAGTAACTTTAAATCTTGCATTTTTACCTGCATCTGGAATAACAACAGGTATCTCGGCATCCGTAGTATCAGTTTTACTATAACTATTTAATTTTACTAATTCATTTTTATTATTTTGTTTCCATCCTGCCATAATTTAATACTCCATTGATACCATTGATATAGTTGTTTTTGAATTTGTTGTATCTAGTGAAACAGCTGGAATAAATCTAAGTGTAGAAAATAAGCCAGTATATGTACTACCATTTACCATTGATAAAACATTTCCACAAAATGGCGGTAATGCAACACGTGTCGTTCCATCAGTCTTAATATAATAATTAGGAGTAAATGACGATACCCATTTATTTTGTGAGTTTTCAAATTTTGCAATAGTTGCATAATTTGCAGATGATGTATTTAAACTTATATTAGTAGCACCTGATAATAAACCTTGTTCATATATAAATGCATCAGCCTGATATGACGTATCATTTACAAGTATTAAATCAGGTTCTTTATCACTTGTTCTATTTAACATATTAATAATTGTTTCTCTATTATTATGACTTTGTAAAAATAAAGCAGACATTGATAATAGACCAATATTTCCTACATCAATAGCAAAATGAGTATAATCAGATGTTCTTATTTTTGTATATCCTGACGGTTGTTGTGCGGATTTATACCAAGCACGAGTAGTACCATTTATGCAATAATATTTTTTAGTATCAGTAGCAGTTAAAGAAGTTCTTAATGTAATTCCATCATTATCTAAACATATTACTTTATAACCGTCGGTTCTATCACTATCTGCAACTTGAACAAAAAGTGAATCCATTGCATTTCCAGCTAATTCTAATGTGTAATTATTTTTAAATGTAACAGGCGATAATTTTGAACCATATTGCGATGTAAACGTTGACCCACCATCTGTTTCTAGGTTTAATGCTAAAATATTAGTATTATTTGTTAATCTTAATCCTCTTCCTGTTGCATATGTTTGTGGAGCATCACCTACATAAGACACTTTTCCATCAGAACTAATTTCAATATTATCACCAGCAACATAACGGGTGTCAGTAGCGTTTACTCTCCCTTCGTTAGTTATCTGAATATTTTCACCAGCAGTTAATTTTTCTGCACATTCTGAAATTTCATGCTTATAGTTATTGTCAATAGGTTGAATATATGGGATATAAACGCTATTACCTCTATCATCCATTTCTTTTAATTCAGATAGTGTTTTAGTTTCAAATGATGACAATTTCTTTCTTTTAATTTTTCCCATAAATCCTCATTAATACATAGATTCAATAAAATAATAATTATGTTTATTATTAACTGTTTCATGTATACAATAAAATCTTTGAACTGTGCAAATCAGCCATTCATCCTGACCATCACCTCTAGTGTTTGTTGTAAAAGGTAATGAATTAACTAGTCTTGAGTTGCCTGCACCATTTTCAATTCCATACCCAGATAAATCAGTATATAATTTCCAGTTAACTATATTAGCAATATTAACAAAAGTTCCTTTACTTACATTTTCTTTTTTATATACTAATCCATTATGATAGAAATAAAAATTTGCACCTTCATTATCATCTCCAATACCATTAAAAACATATAATGCCTTCATTCTTTCACCCATATTAACTTGAACAAAAATATTCTCTCTATGAGTTACATGTTGAAGCCACCATGTATGTAAAGTTAATGCAGCAATATTTGGCATATTAAAAATAAGCTGAGAATAATAATCACCACGAACACGACTTGCATAAGGTGGATATGTTCCATTTACTTTTTTAAATGATAATACATCATCTGGAGTAGCTAAAATCCATCTATCTGTTGAACCACCATTCCAATATTGCACAGAAATATCTTCACTAATAACAAGATTAAGGTTACTATTTGGAACATTACCTTCATTTGGGTCTCTACCAAATGTTATGGCATTATTTACAAATCCTGCAAAATTACCTTTTATTGATTTACCGCCATCTGAAGAAGTAAAAAATGTAGAAGTACAATTATAAGTTGTTGCACCGCTATGAACTTGTGCTACTTCTGAACCATAGCCAAGATTAAGATTTACTTTATATTTACCATCTGATTGTCTTCCAATTGATAAATTTGTACTATCTTCTTCAAGATCTGTTCCTTCTCCTTGAGGACCAGTATATACTAATTTATTATTTGATGTAACAGAAATATTATCACTACTTTTTAATTTTGTATCTGTAGCACGAATTACGTTATTATTATCAATAGTTACATTAGTTCCAGCCTGTAAAACTTGTCCATTTAATTCTTTAGAATCAAATTTATAGTTTTCGGTATCAGTAAATGCTGGAACATATGCTGTATTGCTAGACTGTTGAAGCTCTCTCAAAGTCTTTAGTTCATAATCTGATAATTTTTTATCTTCATTAACTGCCATACATTATTTATAATAAAAAGAGAAGATATGAAATCTTCTCTTCTTATAAAAATGTCAGAATTTAATTACTTTTCGTATCTTCCACCGACCTTCTGTCTTTCGACATTTTCGATGTTCTTATTATAATAGAACTGATAAATCTGATCAGGTGTAAGGTTAATTGCTACAAAAATCTTAAAGAACTTAATCAACATTGTATCGCCAAGTTCCTTAATCTTAAGAGGATCTTCCTTCCATTCCTTATAAGTCTTCCAATCCTTATAACTCGAATTCTGATAAAGTTCACCAACTGCTTCAATGAATTCACCGACGAGATAATGAAGGTCAGAAGTACCGATTGTACCAGTCTTCAAATCAGCGACAGCAAAATCGTAAAGCTGTGGAAGTGTAAATGTTGGCTTATACTTGAGATAAAGAAGCTGATTCATAACGAAGTGCCAAGCATCAATAATTTCATACTTAACAAGGTCAGTAATTTCATAATTATCCTTCTTGAGTTGGTCAAAGAATTCCCAAATCTCAGTAACAGTGGACATCATAAAATAACCAGAACGAACTGCATTCTTGAAATTATCTTCCTTATTTGTCGGAGCCAAAGTTCCACGCTTTGCAGCAAGAATATTTTGAAGTGCTTCCTGCATATTGAACATAGTCTGAAGTGCAGTTTCTGGATTATATTCCTTCGGGAAATCTGGAAGTTGAATTTCTTCTGCTGTTAACTTTTGACCTTCAACCTTCTGCTTAAGTTGCTTCTGAAGTTGAACGAATGAATCCTGTTCTTCTTGAACATTACCATACATGCTATTTGTATCAATCATTTTAATTTACCTTTGTTGTTGGCTTTTTAGTTTTTGTTTTTGTTACAACTTCAGGAGTTTCCTGATTTGCTGGACCTCTCATATATTCTAATGACTTAAGAATTGCATTAGATTCATCATTAATGAGAATGTCATTTTCTTCTAATTCTTCTTCTGTAAAACCAAGTAAGTTCTTGAGAAGAAATCTTCTTGAAAAGAGCGGAATATTTTCAGTATCAAATCTCGGTGTAAACTGTGAAAGAGCACCAATTACTTCTGCAATATCCTTAGCTCTCTGTAAATCAACTTTCTTTGTTTTTGTTTCTGTCTTTTTTGTCATAATAAAATCCTAAAATAAAACATAAGACTTTTACATCTTATGTTTTACATTTTTTATTTCGGAGAACTAAAATTTAACCATTTGCAAGTCTTGCAAAGAAGTCTTCTTCATCTTCCGCTGCTTCGACACTAGAAGTTGTTGGCTTTGTTGCTTCAAATTCTGGTTCGAAAAGCGGTTCAGTAGGAACTTCCTTTTCCATTGGAACTTCTGCAGTCTTCTTCGGAGTTGATTCAAACATATCGTCATCATCAGCTTCTACAGTCTTACCTGTATTGACAGTTGCAGTATAATCAGTTCCATCTTCAAATTCTGCAAACAAATCTTCACCACTCTTGGTCTTGTAGAACTTAAGAATGTCTTCGTAAGAACGGAGCTGATCCTTCTGCTTTTCAATATCCTTCAATGTGAAGAGCTGAGATTCAACGACATCAAGTTCTGCATCAGTCATTTCGACGAGCTTACCATCCTGACCAAGCTTGCACATTCTACGAGGATTGCTAAAGTGAGAGCTAGAGTAGTTAGGACCGTTAGAACCCTTAACGCCTTCCCAAACAAAGTTTGCACCAGCCTTATCATCACCAGCAAGAACTGCCTTATCGTTCGGACCCCACCAGGAGAACGGATTAATACCTGGAATTACACCAAGTTCGGCATCATCCTTATCAGCCATTGCATCTTGAATCATCTTCATGATTGCACGACCATATTCAAGACGATAAACACGACCTTCTGTTTCTGGAGCATTCGGATTCTTAACGATATAAACGTTAGAATAGAACTTTGGCTTCCACTTATCCTTTACACGGGAACGAGCTTCATCGGTTCTACCATACTTATTCCAAATCTTTGCGTTATAATCACAAATCGGACATGGTTCATTCCACTTCTTAGCACAGTCACAACCGAACCATGCACCATTAGAAAGCTGGAACATGTGAGAACGGTTTTCTACCCAAGGAATTTCCTCGTCTGGGTGTGCTGGAAGGAATCTAAGAACAACAGTAAACTTACCGTCAGCACCCATCTTTGGCTTAAATAAGCCTTCGATTTCGTATGACTTCTGCTTGTTGTCTTTCTTACCGATGTTAAGGTTATCCATTGCACTATAAAGTGCGTTCAAGTTATTTCTCTTTATTGGCATAATTTATTTTATCCTTTTGTTTTTATCCCAATTGACCATTCAATTGACGCTCTAAATATAGAAACATAATTTTACGTTTCTATCAGTTTACATTTTTATCTGATATTTCTTGATTTAATTTTAATATCATCTTTGTAAACATTATAAATCTTTTGTAATCAATACTCTTAATCTTGTCCATATCTATTTTAAACTTCCCTGCCTTAAAAC